GTGCAGGCAGAAACCATCTGTGTCGTCGGGGTCGGCTATGTCGGCCTGATCCAGGCGGTCGGACTCGCAAGCTTCGGGCTGAAGGTGAAGTGCGTCGACCTCGACGCATGCAAGATCGAGATGCTGAAGAAGGGCGTCCCGCCGATCTTCGAGGAGGGGCTCGACGAGGCGCTGAAAGAGACCATTGCCCGCGGCCTCATCACCTTCACCACCGACATTGCCGCGGCGGCCGACGCCGATCTGTTCTTCGTCGCCGTCGGAACCCCGACCAGCGAGCGCACCGGCAATGCCCGGCTCGACTATCTCGACGCGGCGGTATCCGACATTGCGGCGGTTGCGCCGCAAGATGCCGTCATCGTCGTCAAGTCGACCGTGCCGATCGGTACCTGCGCCGGGCTGCAGGCGCGGCTCGACCGCGACCATCCGGCCAAGCGCCTGCAGATCGTCTCCAACCCGGAATTCCTCCGCGAGGGGACGGCGCTCAAGGACTTCTTCAATCCCGAGCGCATCGTCATCGGCGGCGCTGGCGAAAGCGCGCGCGAAAGGGTTCGCCGCAGCTACGCCGCCTTCGAGGAACGCGGCGTGCCGATGATCCTCACCGACACCTCGACCAGCGAGACCATCAAATACGCCGCGAATGCCTTTCTCGCGACGAAGGTCACCTTCATCAACGAGATCTCCGACCTCGTCGAGACCGTCGGCGGCGACATCGACCAGGTCGCCCGCGGCATCGGCCTCGACAGCCGCATCGGCCCGCAGTTCCTGAAGGCCGGCCCCGGTTATGGCGGCTCCTGCTTTCCGAAGGATACGCTGGCGCTCGCGACCATCGGCCGGCGCCATGGCGTCCAGCAACAGATCGTCGAGACGGTCATCAGAATCAATGATTCGCGCCGGTTTCACATCCTCAAGCGGATCGAATCGGCGGTCGGCGACAAGCTCGCCGGCAAGCGGATCGCCGTGCTCGGCCTCGCCTTCAAGGCCAATACCGACGACGTGCGCGACAGCCCGGCGGTCGATCTCGTCCATGCGCTGCTGGAGGAGGGGGCGGACGTCAGGAGTTTTGACCCGGTCGCGAGGCTCGCCGTCGATCACCGCAGCTATCGCCAGTGCGACAGCATCGCGGCGGCCTGCGAAGGCGCCAGCGCCGTCCTCGTCGCGACGGAATGGGCGGAGTTCAAAAGCTTCGACTTTGCCGCCGTCGAGGCGCTGGTCGCGCGCCGCTACATCTTCGACATGCGACGAATCGTCGATGTCACCGCGGACTGGGTGCCGCGCTGGGACATCGAGCGGATCGGCTCGCCGCTGATGCGCGCCAGCCTGTGATGCGATGATCCCGTACCTGCGATGACCCCGTACCGGAGACATGGGTGACAGCATGTCGACACCCCGAACGGTTTGCTCAGGCACCTGAGCCGTCGGGGTCCGAAACCCGATGGACGAGTGCAAGCATATCGGCAGGGGCGCAGGGCCGCTCGTCCCCGTTCCGTCGCCGGCCGCGAGGCCGCCGAAACATCTTGCGTCGACCGCGCCCATTGGATAGGCAGTCTTTCGTCGGAGCGTAGCGCAGCCTGGTAGCGCACCTGAATGGGGTGCTGATGCGCCCGAATCCAAATCGGCAGCATTCTCAATTATTTGTTGGCGGCTTGCGCGGCCTGCGTGGTGGATTGCGTGGGAGTCCCGGTCGCCGGGGTGCTCGCGGCTTCCATAGCGTGGCGCAGGTCACTCTGCGTGACGTGGGCGTATTTCGTCGTCGTCGCTATGTCGGAGTGGCCGAGCAGGATCTGGGCGAGCTTGATGTTGCCGGAGGCGCGGACGAGCCGTGAGGCGGCGGTGTGGCGGGTGTCGTGGAAGCGGAAGTTGGTGACGCCGGTCTTGTCGATCGCGCGGCGCCAGGCTGTCTTGAAGCCCTCAGCCGTCAACGGATAGCGGTGGCCGCGAATTCGGGCGCCGCCGGTCTGGCTCGCTTTCTTTGCCCGGCGCGCCTCATAGGTGAAAACGGCCTCCGGATGATGGTCCTTCAGCGTCCAGAGCAGATCGAAGACGGCGGCCGTCATCGGGATCGCCCGAATGCGGTCTCCCTTCCCGGTGACGGTGAGGGTGCGGTTGAAGAAGTCTACGCGGGACCAGCTGAGGCCGATAATCTCGGCGCGGCGGCAGCCTGTGAGAATGGCGAAGACGACGGCCGGGAGATAGTCCTCGCGCAAGGCAGCGGAGATCTCGCTCTCTTCCTCGCGTGTCGCCTCGCGTACCCTCTCACGCGGCTCCTTCAGCTTGTGGCGGCGCCAGTCGATCGTTTTGACGCATTGCCCCCAGACGGCGCTTGCGCGGCGCAGGATCGCATCGAGCGGCTGAGTGACCGTACGATTGACGGTGGCGGGGCTGATCAGCACGTCGGTCAATTCGCCGTCGCGGCGGCGTGCCACGGTCTCGCCGCGGCGCCGGGCAACGAGACGGGCGACGAGGGCATCGTCGATGTCTGCGATCGGCGTCCTGGCGCCGACATTGGTCTGCAGCCAGGCGAGGGTTCGCTCGGTATCATCGGAATTTCTGTGATGCTGGCCGACTTCCGTCCAATAGAGCGTCGCAGCCTCTCCAAAGGAGAGGGGACGGGCAGTGTTAATCGTCGACTCCCTCAGCTTCGCCTTGAGTTGGCGGAGGTATTCTTCCGCGTCGCGACGACGCGTGCATCCCGTCTGGCCTGAAAATCGATGACCGCGATGGTGGAAGTCGTAGGAATAGGTGTCGGAACCGCGACGCTTGTAGACCGACATTTCCGCGCCTCCTTATAGGCCTCGACGTCGGCCGGATCGTAACGCCGGTGCTCGCGCTTCCGGCCGCGGCCGACATTGACGTAGGGTATCAAGCCGTCATTGGTCAGCTCGCGCAAGTGGTCCTCGCAGATCGCCAGGCGCCGCGCCGCTTCCGACGGCTTGAGAAGATCGCAGTGCGCGTCAGCCATGGCGCTTCATCGTTGTCTCGACGCTTCCATTCGTGGCGAGGGTCAGGAAGGCGAAGCCAAGCAGCGACCACCATCCCCAGTCAGCGAACGCGAGGCCAAGGACAGTCCCTGCGGCGGCGAAGATGGCGGCGATGTTCTGGAGCTTCTGCCAGCGCCAGCAGCTCGCCAGCATGGCGTGGTGATCAGCCATGGTGCGAGACCTCCGTCAGCGAGTGGTCGGGCCCGGTCAGCCGGGAGCCGCCGGAGGCCTGACAGACGGATGGCGCGTAGCCGGCAGTCGTAAGGGCCTCGTCGACGATGCGGGCGATGTCGTCGACCACCGTCTGGTCGTCGCGGTCATCCTCGACCACGATGGCGGCAGCGATCTGAAACAGCTTCACCGGACGCTCCTTTCGCGCGCCGTCGCCTCGCCGACGGCCTTGCGGAACGTCGCCAGATCGACCGGCGGCGTCGTCACCTTTTCGCCATCGGCGCTAGTGAATGAGACCGACACGGTCGCCTCGTCTTCACGGCGGCGCCGTCCGGCTCCTGGCTTCGGTTCGCGACCCTTGCGCTGGATCGGCAACTCGTCGTCGCCGAAGGGAAGGTCGGGGTTCATGCCGAGGGCGGACAGGTAGAGGTCGAGAATCGCCTCCTGCTCCTGGCGCTCGTCGGCGTCCTGCTTGCGCAGCGAGATCACGCGGCGCAGGATCTTGGTGTCGAAGCCGTTGCCCTTGGCCTCGGCGTAGACGTCCTTGATGTCGTCGCCGATGGTCTTCTTCTCTTCCTCGAGCCGTTCGATCCGCTCGACGAAAGAGCGCAGCTGATCCTGCGCAACACCGTTCACATCACTCATGCGGCGTCTCCTTCTGTGAGCCGGTTCGCTCGCGCTGCGGCGTCTGGGCAAAGGCGGGCAAGGGCGGTGGCGAAGCGCTCAGAGGCAATGCCGGGCCCGCGCCACGGGCGGATCATGCCGTCGCGCAGCGGTAGCGGCTTGACGTCCCTTGGGAGGTCCGGCCAGGCGGGTGAGAGCGAGTGGAGGTCGCGCTTCTCGGTGGCGAGCGCGCGCATGTCATAGAGCTTGACGAGAGCCCGCCCGCGATCGTCGATCGGCGGCAGCTGCGCCGCACGGTGGATCTCGGCGTCCAGCCGGTCCTCGATGCAGAGGCGAAGGGCTCGCCATCTTGCGATCTGCGCCTCGACGATGACGTCGGGCGTGCCGTTGGCCTCGGCCCGGCGGATCATCTCCGCCTCGACGGCCCGCCGCGCCGGCGTCGGGGTGTCGCCGAGATAGGCCTCATGCGCATCATGGAGCAGGCAATAGGCGGCGAGCGTCGGGTCGCCGGTCTCGCTCTCGGCAGCCTCGGCCATCAGCACCGAGTGCTGTGCGACGGAATAGGGGGTGGCGGTCTGCCCGGCAAAGCGGGCGAGATGCGACAGGCCGTGCGCGATCTCGGATAGGAGATGCGCCGGCTCGATGCGCGGTGCCATCAGGTCGACGAGACGGCCGATGGCCGTGGGTGCAAAGGGGCCTGTCACGAAGCTCCTCCGTCGCCTGCGGAAGGCGCGTCGTTCATTGCCTCGGCGAGTTCGGCGGCGATCGCCCGACGATCGCCCTCGAGGATGTTGAGAGCCCGTGCGATCTGCGGTGCCCAGTCGGCGCGCGCCGTCAGGCAGACGGTCTCGGTGACGCGGCCGTTCTCGATCAGGGCGACGCCGGGCGTCGCGTGGGGTGGGTGTGCTTCGAATCGGCGGGTCACTGCAGCGGACCTTTCTGCGAAGCCTCGCCGCCCTCGGCGATGGCGCCGGCGATCGCCTTGCGAAGGATGGCAAGCTCGGCGGCTGGCATGCCGGCCTCGGCAAGTCGGAAGAGCACGAGTTCGGTGATCGTGGCGCATCCAGCGACCATGATCGCCGCCCGCTCGCCCGCCGTTTCGCCGGCTTTCGCGCCGGCCAGGACGCTTTCTGCCGCGATGCTCAGGGCGCCCGAAGAGGTCTCGAGGAAACGATCGGCGAGGTCTTCCCGCGAAAGCGTCATGATGCGCCTCCAGCCCTGTCGCGCTTGACCTTGGAAATGACGGAGCCCTTGGGAGCAGCCTTCGCGGCGACCTTGCGGGCGGCCCCCGCCGTGGCGGCGGTGACGGTCTCGACGAGGCCGCCGATGAAATGGACGCGGAAGGTGCCGCCCTTGGTGCTGCGCCGGCTAGAACGGGCGGTCATCGTCGACCTCCTCGTCCTCGCTGGTGATGGCCGGGCGATAGTCGACAGGCCGGACCGGTCGCGGATCAGCGCCGTAGCGCTCGCGGGCCGACCGTCGGGCGATTTCCTCGGTGGTCGGGCGCAGGCTGTAGACCGCGCCACCGCCGTAATATTCGGTGACGTATTCCTCGCCGGCTTCGCCGACAGGAATGTCGACGCGCAGCATCTTTGATGCTGCTATCTCGACTTCCTTGACGAAGCCCGGGCGGACGCGATGGCCCATCAACTCGAGAATGGCCCAGCCCTCGAAGGCCGATGCGGTCGTTTCGGTGGTCATGACGCGGTCCCCCGATAGGCGACGAAGGCCTCCTGGCTGGCGCGGTCGATGGCGCCGGCCCGATCGGCGCCGGCCATGCAGCCGACGGCGAAGAGGCAGGCGGCGGCAAGCAGCGCCGCAGCCTCGGTAAGCTGCCGGGTGCTCATGCGACCCGCCGTTCCGACACGCCATAGGCGAGCTGCCGGGCGATGCGGCCGTCGCGGGTGAGATCGTCGGGCGTGAAGCCGGCCTCGATCAGATCGGCGTCGGTGCAGGCGCCGGTCAGCGCTGCAATGTCGATCATCCTCGCGGCCATGCGCTCGGCGGATTCGGAGACGTCTGGAAAGGCTTTGTCTGCCCCGGCCTTAAGCTTCGCGGCGAGGCCGCTCGCTGGCGGGGACCCCGCATCTGTCGGCAGATTGGAGCGGCGGGCGCGGGCGATCTCGGCCGGTGTGAGAGTACGAAACGCGATCATCGCCTCAGCCTCCGATCACGGGAAGGCTGAGGATGCCGGCGGCAAAGCCGAAGCCGATCAGCACCGCAGCGACGAGCGAGGCAGCGAAGAAGACCGCCATGAGAAATGCGTCGAGACGCCTGCGGGCCTCGCCGGCAGCAATCAGCTCGGTGCGGAGTGCCGCGTCGCCCTCGTCGAAGAAGCCGAAATGACGGCGGCTCACGGCCTGGGGATCGAAGTAGACGCCGCCCGACGCCGCGCGGGGAGGACGCCCGGCGTCGGACGGCGCAGGCGCCGCCGTCTGGGAGGAGGAGGCGACGGCGGGTCTGAAGAGGGTAGTTCGCACGAAAATGCTCCTATCGGAGGTTGATGGGAGGCAAAGCTAATGCGGTCTTTTGTCCGCGTCAAGCTGAAATGCGGTCAAACGTCCGCTTGTCGTCTCCGTTGCTTCGCGCGAGCCTTGCGAGTGCAGATTGTGGAGGCGGCGCATGGATGTGGCGAAGCGGCTTGAGGATGCAATGGGGACGGGGGAGCTCGTCTCCATCCGGTATCATGGCGGTAGTCAGCCGGGCGCGATCCGGGACATTGCTCCGCTGGCCATTGAGGGGACGAAGCTCCGGGCCCGATGTTACGCGTCCCACACCGTCAAGACGTTTTCGCTCGACAAGATCGAGCCGCTGCCGACACCGGCCCGCACGGCCGATCCCGCGCGCTGGCAGGCGGGATGGTTTCCAGACGTCGAGGGCGAGCCGGATGCGGTTGAGGACATTTGCCCGGGTTCTCGCGAGCGATGGGCCGCACTCGGCTGGTCGGTGCGCGAGACGGCTGACGGATCGGGTTTCGCACTCCGCCTTCATCGCCCGAAAAAGCGAGGATCCGGCTTTCTCGCCGCGCCGTGCGTCGAATTGTGTTTCACGCCGATGCGCCGGCGCGTTGTCATGACCGGGGATGTCACCGCGTCCGGGGCCGCCGTCCTCGTCGAGGTCGAGGATGGAGAAAGCGCGCGGCCGTGGCGGCTAAGGACGCGCAGCGACACGCGGACATGGAAGCATTACGATAAGGCTGCGGCGGCTTTTCGAGAGGCGGCCGATCGCGGACCTGGCGCCTGATCAGACGCCGAACAGCTCGTTCAGCGTCAGAACGCGATGCACCGCTTTGAGGTGGCGCGCGGAAAACTCGACCGTTGCGTCGGGGTTGAGCTTGCGGATGAACAGCTTGTCAGAGGTCGCGTGGTCATAGATGCCGACGAACGCCTCTACGCCACTGTGCTCGGCATATTGCGCCTGGACGACGACGGTGTCGCCCTGGCGGGGCGGCTTGTAGGGATGAACGAATCGGAGGTCGCCGGGCATGTGCGCCGGCACCATGGAGTTGCCGGCGACGTAGAAGGCGTAGGCCTCCGGCACCTGCATCAGGGCCGGCGGCCGCCGAACAAACTCGACGACGCGGCTCTCCATCTCGAAAGCGCCCTCGTGACGGACGGCAAGGGACGCAGCGGCAGTGCCATAGACCGGCATGTTCGGCGGCATGGCCTCTCGCATCTGGTCGAGATTAACCGAAGCGATCGGCAAAACCTCTGAGAGCGGGCGTCCGGCTTCAGCCTGTGATCCCCTATCTTCCGACTTCTCAGATGCTTGAACACCAGGCGTCTTCTCGCCGCGACCCCATCGCAGCCATTCGAACGTCGTCTCCAGTCCGTTCGCAAGTTTCTGCAAGTTGTCTGTGTGCGGTACTTGGCCGGGTCGGCGCAGCGTGTTGCGCACAAAGTCCCGCGAGAGTCCGCTCCGAATTGCGGCGGCGTTGGCGCTCAGGCCAAGGTCGGCCAAGCGCTCGCTGATCCGCGCATGCAGCGCCTCGGCGGTGTGATTGTTTGTCGCATCAGCCATGTCGCGGACAATAATCCGCGCGAGCGCCGAAGTCATGCGGACGATCGCCCGTTGACTATGCGGTCAAATGTCCGCATATTGCCCGCATGATGACCCTCCGCGAACAACTCATTCATGTGGCTGACCGCTACTGCCAGGCTGTTGGCCTGTCGCGAGCCCGCGTCTCGACCATTGTCCTTGGCCGAGGTTCGAAGCTCGACGACCTCGCGCGGGGCGGAGATGTGACCACTCGCATTTTCGAGCAGGCGGTCAGCTGGTTCTCCGCCAATTGGCCCGACGGCACCGACTGGCCGAATGGCATCGCACGACCTGCGCCGCAGCCTCAGGCCAGCGCGGGTGTCGTTGGCAGGGATGAGGCGGGCGCGGGTTCTCTGCCAGCGAAGAGCGACGCGAGTGAGCTTAAGGGCGGGGCAGACAACGATCATGGCGGCGAAAATGCGGCAGATCGGCTGACGGCGCATCGGCAATGTGCCGGCGGTTTTGCCGACGAGGCGACACGATGAGGCCGCAGAAGCCTCGTCGTGGTGCGCATGCGGCGCTCGCCGCAGCTGTCGCGGAGATCGGCGAAAGCGCGCGGGGCGAGCCGCAGCTCGGCATGGCGGAGGTTGCCGCCTTCCTGTCCGTCTCCGAGGGCACGCTCTACAAGGCGCTCGATCCCGACCAGGCAGGTGAATTCTCCTATGTGCGCGCGCGGCAGATCACCGAGCGCTACGGCTGCACGGCTCTTGCCGAAGACATGGCCATGGCCGCGGGCGGCATCTTCGTCCGGCTGACCGGCGAGAAGGTCGGGAGTGCCCGCTACATGAAGACGATCGCCGAGATCGGCGAAAGCATCCACGCCGTCGTCCGGAACATCGCCACCGCCGCCGAAGACGGGCGCATCGAAGCGGTTGAGGTGAGGGCGCTGCGCATGCGGGAAAGCATCGCGGCGGCGCTCGTCGTCCTCGTCACCCACGACCTGCACCTCAAGCAGATCCTGGAGGCGGGCGAATGAGCGGCCAAGCTCGTCAGGTTCGGGCTGCGCGGCGTCATGAGCGCTTCGCAACGCTCCAAATGGAGCCGACTTGTCTATCGAGACGGCTCCTGAATAATGAGCAAAGTTTCGTCGCCGTTTGCAGCGAAGTCGATCCAATAGAGGTCGTCAGTATCGCGAAAATCAAAGCGAAGGGTATTTGGAAACTCTCCTGCTACGAATTTCTCTCTGAATGCATTGGATATTGCGGGCATGCTCTCATATCTTGTCGTGGGAATGTCTGTCATGACCTCTATGCAACTGGACCGCAAAGCAAGGGTAGGGAGGCTTTTGCACGCAAGAAAGGATTGAGGGAACGTAACTATCCCCCCTTCAAAAGTTATATGCCAAACCCCGGCGATTGGATGCCATCTAGCATCTGGGTGTGTAGTCCCGAAAGCAAGACTCTTCATGGACGTTCTCCCAATTTTCGCGCCGCTCTCCATAGCCGAATACATGTATTTCATTGCATAAGTATTATCACTGATACCTATCGACTGCATCTTGTCTGCAAGGAGATCCATCGCGATCTGCCAGTATCGAGTTTCGGGGGCTACTATTATTCGCTGCAGAACTCGAATGGCGATTTCGATATCGGTCTTGCTTTCGGAATTGAGAAGATTCGCGCTGATTCGGAGATCTTCAAGATTCTGCTTCTCTTCAGATGCAAGTCTCTGAAGGCGTGTCTCCTTAATCTGGTCGGTCTGCCGATCGATTGCGTCACGCTGAGAATCGGCATGGCGACTAGCAATCGTGCCGCGCCACAAGACGGAGAAGGCGGTCACCAGGGCGCCAAGAAAGACCGAGACACGCCAAACGACGTCAAGGCGAAACCGCTCGTCCCCGTTCACAAGCTTCGGCGAGTCGAAGAGCGGCAGGCCCAGCCACGCCACGACGTAGACCGCGAAACAAAGCGTCACCAACGTAGCCAGCAAGAAGACGCGTTCGAGCGCGCGGCGCCAACGGAGGGACCACAACCAGTCCTTCACGCGCCGAAAAGCACTCCGGTCCTCCCGGTCGAGTCTGTCAGGCATTCCCCACCTCCGCGCGCGATCGTAGCGGCCGCCCTCCGCAACGCAAGGGCGAGGGCGGCATGAGCCCGCGACAGAACACCTCCACACGACGCGATATCACTCGTCGTTCGGCTGTCCTCGACGGCTGCGCCCGCTCAGCGGTCCGGTCCAACCTCCCGACGGACTGGACGGGCCGGGAGATCGCCGAGGCGGCGCGGCTTTGGAGCGAGGGCGTCGGCGCGACGCAGATCGGCGTGGCGCTGGGCCGCTCGAAAGGCTCCGTCCTCGGGATGATGCATCGCAATCGCGCCCGCTTCCCGCTCCGCAAGGGCGGTGGCGTGTCGCTGGCGAAGACGCGTCCGATCTCCCCCCTTGAGGGGGGTCGGGAGCGAGACGCGCGGCTCGCATCCGACCCTGGCAAGGCAGAGGGGGGTGCCTCGACCCCGTCACTACCCCCCTCTGAGCTGCCGCCCATCTCCCCCTCAAGGGGGGAGATCACCGAGCGTCGGGGCCACCGCCCTTCGAAGCCGCCTCTAGCGGCACCGCGGGATGATAACGGCCAGACACCGAGCCAGGTCACGCATCAGCCCGAAGCGCCATCGCTCGCCGCACGCGCTGCGGCCTTCGCGCCGCTTCCCGGCACCAGGCCGGTGCCGCACCTGACGCTCGAGGCAACGACCTTGCGCACCGGCTGCACCTGGCCGGTCGAGGTCGAGGGCCACTCCGGCCCGCAGCTCTTCTGCGACGCGCCGGTCTCTCTCGCCCGCCGCGAAAGCGGCCAGCGCTGCTGGTGCGACACGCACGCCGCCCTCGGCCGCGGCGAATGGACGGGGAGGTCGGCGTGATCGCCCGCAAGCTTCTGGTCTCCGCGTTTGACATCGAAGCCGTCACCTTTTTTAGGCCGCTGGCCGCCTGGCAGGCGACGGCTGCAGTGCGAGTATCAGACAGCGTTGACGAGATGCTCGAAGGCGCGATCACAAAACTCGCTGCAAAAAGCAATCCTGCGTCTGCTGTGGCGGCTCAGTATCTTCTAAGCTACGCCCTTAACTTTGCGGAATATATTGCCCCAGTGAGGCTGATCCTCGCTGACTTTGCCGCCAGGGCAAAGCACAGGTGGCTTATTATCCCGATAAAAATTCCGTCCTGCTCGCAAGTCGATAGAATTAATCTCGTCCAAACCACCGACAATAGCGCACCAAGAAAAATTGCAATCTCCAAATTCGTTTTCGGAAAGCAAATTCGCGGGAATTGCGCGAAAATGACAATTAAGAAATTTGCACCTAATAAACTTATTTCTCATGCCTATAATCACCATATCCGCTTCAGCGAAAATAAAATCGTTATAGAAAGTTGTCTTTTCAAAGATATAATACGTCGCGAGTTCGTGCCTATAGCTGTTTGCGCCTATCTTTCCTCCAGAGTACTCACACTGGAAAACTCCAGATACAAGTGTCCAGACGCATTTTTCATCGTCACTCTGGAAACTGATCGTTCGACCGCTTTTGCGGCTCAACTTCGCACCGGCCGCCAAAGCGGCAATTGCGGATCGGACACTGATCCCCTCGTGCCCACTACGCCCATTGCGCTGAACGAAGTCCGCCAAGAGATCCATTGCTTCGACGGCGTATTTTTCGCTTGGATCAACGACGATCGCCTTCAGAGTGGCGATTGCGGCTTCGACTTTTGCAGGCTCCTCAGCTCCAAGCATCTCGCCGCCTTTCTGCAGCATCAAGGCCAGATTGTTCTCCTGTGTCGCCTGGATCTGACGGGTCATCCGATCAACCTGCTGCCGGCTGGTTTCTGTCTGGCGCACCGAAATCATGCCGCGCCAGAGGACCGTGATTGCAGTCAGAAGACCGCCGAGAATGATCGAGAGGCGCCAGAGGAACTCCATGCCGGCATTGATCTTGCCCGGAGGCATGCTCATGACATTCCAGCCCACCATGGCAATGACACCGACGACAAAGGCGAAGGTCATCATCGTCCAATGGGCGAGTTTGTATTCTCGCCGACGCAGAGCCGCTCCGGCTTCCTGATGCTCGCCGAGCCGGTTTCGCCGAAAGAGCAGACGCATCCAGCGCTGCCACTTGGAAAAGCGTGGTGGTTCGTTTTCCCAGGGGTTGCCTTTCCCGCCCGTCTTGTGCCGCCACCATTCGGGCATGCGTCTTCTGACAGCGTTGCGCATCAGGTGGCGCGGCGAACGCAGCCCCTTGTGTTCCGTCATGTCCCACCTCCAGCTGTCACCGTAGCGCCCGCTTTTCGCAACGCAAGCGGGAGGTTGGCATGATCGACCTGCAGCTCTTCGCCTTCGATGTCGTGGTCGTCGACTTTCCCTGGCCGTGGGCGACGTGGTCGCCGAAGGGCGAGGAAAAGTCGCCGCAGGCGCAATATCAGACCATGACGATGGAGGAGATCGCCGCCACGCGGATCGGCGACCTTCTGGCGCCCTCCGGGCTTCTCGTCATGTGGTGCACCTGGCCGCTGATCGACCGGCAGGCGGCGATCATGCGCGGCTTCGGTATCGAGCCGGTGACCGGCGGCGCCTGGGCCAAGCGAACACCTTCGGGAAAGCTGCGCTGGGGCACCGGCTACGTGCTGCGCTCGGTCTGCGAGCCGTTCCTCGTCGGGCGGCTGAAGGGCGCGGCGATCGCCAAGGGCAAGTGCAAGAACCTCGTCGAGACGCTGGAGGATGCCGCGATCGACGGCGTCGCCCGCGAGCACAGCCGCAAGCCGGACGAGTTCTACGCCCTGATCGAAGCGCTGGTGCCGGACGGGCGGCGGGCGGACATCTTCGCCCGTCAGCGGCGGCCCGGCTGGACCCCTTGGGGCAACGAGATCGAAAAGTTTCCGGAGGCCGCGAAATGACCATTCGGCCCGACTTCCCGACCTTCGATCCGGCGATTGTCGCCTTCACGCGGGCGCGGATCAAGGCCGACCCGGCAGGGCGGCTGGATCTTTCACGCACCTATCGCGACTTTATCGCCTTTGAAGAGAACCGCGGCCGGGCCGCCGTGGCGCCCAGCGACTTTGCCGAGGCGCTCGCCGTGATGGCCGCCTCGGTCGGGGGCGGGCGGTTCGGCGACGCTGTCACCGGGCTCGCCCCGATCTTCCCGAACCCGCTTGCCGACTTCTTCGAAGCGACCTTCGCTGCCCGAATGGGCGCGATGCTGGCGGTCGAGATGGTCAAACAGGCGGCCGACGACGCCGGCTTCACCCATCGCGAGGTCTTGAGCTTTGCCCGGGCGCGCGGCCACGAGCTGCGCCGCAACCCGGCCGGGCCTGATTTCCTCACCGACCTGACGCTGGCGGTGCGGCCATGAACGCGGCGCAGAAGATCCTGCAGCTCGAGGCGGACGTCGCCGAGCGGGATGCGGTGATCCGCAACCTGCGGGCCGAGTTGGCCGGCGGTGTCGCGCTGGTGCCGCCGGCCTGGGGACTGACGCGGGCCGAGACGATCATCGTCCAGGTGCTCGCCCGCAGCGGCTTCGCCGCGCCGGAAACGCTGTTTGCCGCGCTCTGGGGCGCCGAGTGGCGGGCCTCCGACCCACACAACATGCTGCGGGCGCATCTCTCGCGCCTCAGGCCGAAGATCCGCCCCCACGGGCTTTCGATCCGGGCCACCCGCGGCCTCGGCTACCGGCTGACCGGCCGCGAACACCTCAAGGAGGCGCTGTCATGCTGACCGCGATGCAATCGGCGGCGATTGTCGCTCTCTGGCGCACCTCTCATTTCGACACGCTGGACATTGCCCGGCTGCTCGCCGTTCCGGAGCCGGACGTCGTGGTGCTGCTCGATGCGGTGCGCGATGCCGAACGGGGCGAGGCGATCTTCGCCCTCGTCGAGGGAGGCCTGGCGTGAACAGGCCAGACAGAGCCCTGATCGACGCCTTCGTGGAGGAGGCGCGGCAGGTGAGCGTCGGCGAGGCGGCGGACCGGCTCGGCGTTGCCGGCCTCAAGCGGGTTTCGACCGGCGAGGAGGCGGGCCCTTGTTCCGTCTGCGGCGGTACCGACCGGTTTTCGATCAATCGCGGCCGCAACGCCTGGAACTGCCGTGGCGCCGACGGCGGCCATGACGGGATCTCGCTCGCAGCCCATCTTTCCGGTCTCGATGTCTCGCAGCGCGAGGGATTCCTCGCCGCCTGTGCGGCAGCCCTCGGCCGGGACGCGCCCGGGGACGAGGCGGAGAGCGCCGAGGAGCGCGCTCAGCGAGAGGCAAGGCTTGCTAAGCGGCGGCGCGAGGCGGAGGCGAAACGGGCCGAGGCCGAGCGGATGCAGAACGTCTATCGCGAGAAGGAGATCGCCAAGGCGCGCGGCAAGTGGGCCCATGCGGCCCCGATCGCCGGCAGGGCGGGCGCGCCGGTCATCGCCTATCTGACCGCCCGGCTCGGCGGTTTCGCGCCGCCGGCGCTACCCTTCGCCCGGGTGATCGCCGACGAAAACTATTGGCTGCAGCCGCAGAAGGGCAAGGCGATGGCGGTCTGCGTTTCGGCGGATCGGCCAGGGCCTGATGCCGTCTGGCGGCCGGTCTGCGGACGTGGCGAAGTCGAGGCGATCTTTTCCTCCCCGGCGATGGTGCTGCCCTTCGTGATGCCTGATGGCGCCATTGTCGGCTGCCATCTGACATGGATTGCCCGTGCGGGCATGGCGTCACACAAGGGCCGGCCCTCGGTCTGGCTGCGGGAAGAGGCGCTGGACGGCCCTGACGCCGGCTCGGTGACGATCGCGCGGTTGCCGATGAAGAAGATGCGCGGCGTGAAAAAGGGCGGTCTCCTGCCGCTGGTGGGTTCCGTGGCAATCGATGGCCGCATCCTGCCTGACCCGGCGCGGACGCGCTTCGTCTGCGGCGAGGGGAGCGAGAACGTCCTCGCCGTCGCGATCGCCGAGGGGGGCGCAACCGACACCATCTATGTCGCCGCCGGCGACCTCGGCAATCTGGCGGGCCGGGCGGCCGCCCGGTTTCCGCATCCGACCCTGAAGAACAAGGGTGGCAAGGCGCCGCTCCAGGTGGCGGGGCCGATTCCGAAGCCGGACGAACCGGCGGATGCGAGCGCCCAAGTGCCGGATCATGTGACCGAGGTCCTGCTCGTCGCCGACGGCGATTCCGAACTAATCGCGACGGGCGCGGCGATGATGCGCGCCGAAGCGCGGCTGTCTCGGCCCGACCGGTCGATGGTGACGGCCTGGCCGCCGGCGGGGATGGATTTCTGCGACCTGCTCTCGGCACGCGAGGAGGCGGCGTGATGCGACAGCCCACTCTCTTCTCTGGCGAAGCACGACTTGCCTATGACGACGCGATCGAGCTGACGATCCAATCGATGCGGGCTTATGGGCCGGAGCACCCGCATTGGTGCATCGCCTGGTCAGGAGGCAAAGATTCCTCGGCCGTTCTGACGCTGATCGTTCATCTGATCGATGTTGGTCGAATTGCGCCACCAAAATCTCTGACGGTCTTCTACGCTGATACGCGGCAGGAACTGCCGCCGTTGCAGGCATCAGCCTTCGCGCTCATGGAGCAACTTCGCATGCGAGGCGTCCCGTGCGAGGTGGTTCGCGCTCCGCTCGACAAGCGGTTCCTCGTCTACATGCTTGGTCGCGGTGTGCCGCCTCCAAACAACAACACGCTCCGCTGGTGTACGCGGCAGATCAAGGTCGATCCGATGGCGGCGGCAATCTCCGCTCGGCTCGACGCTCTGGACGGCAACGTCCTGATGATCACCGGCGTCAGGCAGGGCGAAAGCGCTATCCGAGATCAGCGCATCGCTATGTCCTGCGGCAAGGACGGCGCCGAATGCGGGCAGGGCTGGTATCAGCAGGTCCTGCCGCAGTCTAAGGGGGTGCGTGGCCGGATCGCGACGCTGGCGCCAATCCTGCACTGGCGTGTCTGCAATGTCTGGGACTGGCTGCGAATCTATGCGCCGATGAAGGACTATGGCGGCTGGGCGACAGCCGCGATCGCCGATGCCTATGGGGGCGACGAGGCGGCCGAGATCGCCGCCAGGACTGGCTGCATCGGCTGTCCTCTCGCGAGCCAGGAACTGGCGCTTGAGACTGTACTGACCAACCCCGATTGGGCTCACCTGGCGCCGCTTCGGAGGCTGAAGCCTCTTTACCGTGAGCTGCGTGAGCCGCGTCATCGCCTGCGGAAGGCGGGAGCCGAGGTTTTGAAAGACGGGTCGACCGCGGCCAATCCTCAGCGCATGGGACCATTGACTTTTGACGCCCGGCTGATGGCGCTGGAGCGGATCGAGGAGATCCAAGCCGAATGCAACGAGGCCGCAGCGAAACGCGATGGGCCCGGCGTCGATATCCTCAATTCCGAAGAAACAACGCGGATCCGCGAATTGGTTGCTGCGGAGACCTGGCCACAGGGATGGGACGGCAACGAGCCACGGGCTGATACACCTCTCGACCTCGTATTTCGGGACGGCTCGGTGCAGCCGCTGATGCTTTAACCGATGGCTTCCAACATCGACCAGCGCGAGATCGTTCTCGCCTATCTGAAGCGGGCGGGGCTGTCGGCCGAAGGCTCGGCGCCATCGCCGAACACGCCGGCGCGCCGAGCCCCATCCCCCTTTGACGGTTTCGGCGCGGCGCCTCACTCTGGCGACCCTGACGAGCCGGCGGGCAGCGGTCCAGTCCTCTCGCCGGAGGAGATGCTCGAGGAATGCCGGCTCGAGCCGGAGACGGACATCGGCAATGCCCGGCGCCTGCTCATCCGCTATGGCGACCGGATCCTGTTCGTCGCCCGGGTCGGCTGGCACGGCTATGACGGGAAGCGCTGGAAGGAAGACGAGGACGGATCGATCGTCCGCCCGCTGGCCCAGAAGACCGCCGAGCTGATCGTTGACGAAGCCTATGGCCTCGACGGTTCTGAAGAGGAGATCGCGGCGATCGTCGCGGGCAAGGCCGCGCGCGAGGATCTGAAGGCGCTCGGCCTTGCGGTCGACAAGCGCCAGGCCAAGGCCGCCCGGCCGGACGAGGAAGAGCGGGCGGCGCTCGATCGCCTCGCCATCGTCGCGGCCCAAGGCGAGGCGGCAAAGACGACGCTGAAGCGGCTGAACCTCGAACGCCGGGCGCGCGGCGCCAAGACATTTGGCGACGACGATGCCGCCGCACAGGCGGGGCTTGCCGACCATGTCGATGCGGGCGCCGCGGCGGCCCGTGAACGCAAGACGATCGATGACGCGATCAAGGCGCGGGGGCGCGGCGGGTGGACAGCTGAGGAAACGGCGAAGGCGGAAGCGTTGAAGGATCGTATCGCCGCGATGGAGGAGGCCAAGGAGGCGATCGCGGGCCGGATGTCCTCGCGCTTCCGCCATGCCAAGTCGGCCGCCGGGACCACCAAGATCAACAACATGCTGACCGAGGCGGCACCGCACTGCTCACGCCTCGTCGAAGGGCTCAATGCCGATCGGCTGGCGCTGAACTGCCTCGGCGGGACGCTGCGCTTCGTGCAGAGAGAGGACGAGGAGAGCGATCCCGACGATCCGCGATATGTCTGGACGCTCGCCTGCGGCCCGCACCGACAGGACGACTACATCACCAAGCTGGTGCCGTTCGAGGCGCCTGGCATCGGCCACAATGGCGGCCCGCCTCTCGACGCCGAGGCGCCGCCGGACTGGCAAGAGATGGCGCCGAATTTCGACCGCTTCCTGAAGACGGTCCAGCCGGATCCTGAGATCCGGGCCTTCCTCAAGCGCTTCTTCGGCTATTGCCTGACCGGCCTGACGAGCGAGCAGTGCCTGGTCTTCTTCTACGGCATCGGGCGCAACGGCAAATCGACGCTGACCGACCTGATGAGCCACGTCTTCGCCGACTATGCGGTGACGCTCTCGATCGACAGCTTCGCCGGCGATTCCCGCCGCGGCGGCGCCGAGGCAACGCCCGACCTTGCGCGGCTTCCCGGCGCCCGCGTCGTCTTCGCGGCAGAGCCGGAAATGGGCGTGAAGCTCAAGGATGCTCTGATCAAGCAGCTGACCGGGGGCGAGAAGATGCCGGTTCGCCGGCTGCATCAGGATTTCTTCGAGGTCGATCCGCAGTTCAAGATCGTCCTGTCGGGCAACCACAAGCCCCGTATCGACGACACGTCGGACGGCATCTGGCGGCGCGTCCACTTCGTGCCCTTCGAGGAGCAGATTCCGAAGGACCAGGTGGATCGGTCCCTGCCGATGAAGCTGAAGCGCGAGGCGCCGGGCGTCTTCCGCTGGCTGATCGAGGGCGCACTCGAGTTTCTCAATTACGGCCTCGCGCCGCCGGCGAAGATCGTCGAGGCGACCCAGGCCTATCGCGAGGAGTCGGACCCGATCGGCGGCTTCATCCGCGCGGCCGTGATCGTCACGGGGCTCGAGGGCGACATGCTGACACCGGCCGAGCTGTTCGACGCCTACGGCCTCTGGGCGCGGCGCGAGGGCGCGGCGGAATTCAAGCAGGCGACCTTCTCCAGGCGGCTGCCGGACTATGCGCTGAAGAGCTGGGAAGGGCCGGACGGCAAGATGAAGAGCTTCTGGAAGGCGAAGGTCGGGACCACTGTCTACAAGGGCCTGGCGCTGCGCGACGCGTTCCGCGCCGGCGGTGGCGACTATCCGCCAGGCTACGGGGGCGACCGGTGATTGTCCGCGAGCATACCCACCCGCCCTCGTTCGAGAATGAGAAAGCTGGCGAGACCGGTGTTTGGCACGCTTATTTGAAAGGAGCAGCGTGATGGCGCGCAAGGGAAATCCAAGCAGCAACGCCGACCAATTCCAGGTCCGTTTGCCCGACGGTCTCCGCGGTCGTCTGAAGGCCGCGGCCGCGGGCAATCACCGCAGCATGAACTCTCACATCGTGGCGGTTCTTCAAGCTTCGATCGAAGGCGCACCAGCGCTTCCGATCGACCTGGCCAAGATCATCGAAAAGCACATCGAAGCCGAAGTCGAGCGCCGCATCAGGCTGGCTCGGGATACACCGGAGGCGCGGTCATGATGCGAAAAGCCTATCCAAGCGAAAACGCTGATGTTTTCACCATCCGCTTTCCAAAATCACACCCCGACGATCCGCAGGCTGAACAAGCGAAATTCATGACGCGGATGCCTGGCGGCCTGCGCGATCGCCTCAAAGACGCGGCCGCCGCCAATCACCGCAGCATGAACAGCGAGATTATCGCTCGCCTTCTGGCGAGCTTCGGCGAGGTTGTGAGCGAACCGGAGGATTTTCAAATGAAACGCGTCGCTACGCAGCGGGGCGACCCGCAGACCAGATTCCGCTTTCCGGCCTGGATGTATGAGGCGGTGAAAGAACGGGCTGACACGAACGGCCGATCGATGAACGCCGAAGTGTCCGCGATCGTCGCGGCGGCGCTGAACGGCGAGGCCGACCGCCTTGCCCGTATCGAGGCAAAACTCGATCGGCTTCTCGGAGATGCCTCATGAGCGCCTTCCCACTCACAGCCAACCGCCGGACACAGGAGTTTGCGGCATGAGGGAAGACGAGACATGCCGAGGCTGCAGGTTCTGGGACCGGCGGCCGGTCGGCAGCGAGGAAACCGCGATCGAGCATTGCGTCTCCGCCGCGGAGGAGACGCTCGTTGTCGGGATCGAATTCGGGATGGGCCATGCCGGTCTCTGTCGACGCGGGCCGCCCATGCCCGTGCCTGAGCGATGGCCGGTGACCTTCGCCGCCGACTGGTGTGGCGAGTTCCGGAACAAGGCTGTGCCGAGATGAGCCGCCCGGCCCGCACCCTTTGTCATCATGGCGTGCCCACGCCCGTCTTGCGCCCTTCCGGCGGCGGGAACAGGGCCGCGAGGGACGCAAGAAGGCCTGCCGTTTCGCTTGCGCCCCTGAAAAAGGGTGTGGGGTTTCAACGGCTTGCGACGCTAGGGACGCTAGGGACGGTAAATTCCGGGTTTGGCGTGCACATGGGTGTGGGCGCGGGCGCGCGATCACTCATGCGCGCCTGAACAAGCGAAAAGAACGATCGCTGCCAGCTCTACACGTAACGCGAAATCTTGCGTCCCTAGCGCCCCTCGCGTCCCTATCATTTTCAACCGTCTTCGAAACCACCAAGGAAAACAGATGGATAGGAAAAGGCGACGGTTTTGATCTGAGGGACGCAAGGCGAAAAATCAGGGACGCAACGGCGGAATTGAGGGACGCAAGGTCGTTCCGGGTTGGAGAGACGACGATGAAACGGATCGATATCGAGATGCTGCTGACCTGGGCTTATCGGCAGGAACTGCCAAAGGCTGGGTCGGGCACGGTTTCGAGCCTGGTGACGCAATCGGGTTGGGGGAAGATGAACGACTTCACCGAGCTTCTGACGCTGGTCGACAGCTGCAATCACTATGGCTGCGTGCCGGACTATTCGGCCGAGAGCGAGCCGCATCCCGACGCCGTGATCGTCGGCCGGGCGGTAAAGGCGATGGCCGACATCTCCTTCGACGCCGGCGAGGACTGGGACGTGCTCGGCGGCGTGATCGTCGACGGCGAGCCCTTGAGCGATGCCGAGCGGACGGACTGCCATCGCCGGGGCGCGGTGCTGGCACTCGATACCCGGCTTGGCCGCATGCCGGGGCTGATCGTGCGCTCGGCGATGCTCGGGCGGGCGCCGGGCTGGGGCGATCATGGCGAGGTGGCGCGGCGGACGGTGACCGGACCGAAGGGAAAGCCGCGCTGGTTCCGCGCTGCGCCGCAATCTGCCGGAGAAGGCCGCGCGGCGCTGGTCGTCGAGATCGACGGTTTCGACCGGGTCAAGCGCCGACCCTTTCCGGGCGCCTATCAGAAGACCGTGCTGTCGCCTGATCCGGCGCGCCTCGTTGCCGACCGGCTGGATTACCAGGCCTATGTCTACGGGCTAGCCGACCTGACGGCGCGGCTGCAGTCGGGCGAGCACGGGGCGCTGGCGGCCCATGAGGTCGAAGGCTCCAGCCTGCCGTTGTTCCCCTGGGAGGCGGCCCAGAGCGCCGGGCTCGAATTCGGCGAAACCGCCCAAGACGCCGGTCTGCGGCGCGCTGCGGGCTGAGGCGCGCAACTGTTTTTCGTGAGCCCACTTGACCTGCGACTGAAATTTGGCGGATACAGAGCACGCAGAAAAAGATCAGAACGCCTCGGGGTCCATGACGGACCGGCCGGGGCGTTTTTTGTTGGAGTGATCGCTGTGGCGCCGACAGCCTTTCTCCGGATTGAAGGCGATGGGCTGCTGCGCTTCTCGAACGTCCTCTCGGCGTTGTCGGAAGGTGAAGTTCAGGTGATCGCCAAGCGGGCGCTGAACCACACCGGCGGCAAGGGCCGGACGCAGGTCAAGCGGATGCTGGCGAAACAGACCGGCCTCAAGCAGAAGCGGGTGGTTCGGGCGCTGAAGGTCTCGAAGGCGACCGGCGGCAATCCGAAGGCCGGCGGTTTCGGCGGGCGCCTTGAATACGTCATCACCGGGACGGGCGGCGATATCCCGCTGAAGGAGTTCTCGCCGGTCGAGGGCGATGGCGGCGTTGTCGCCAAGCCGTGGAACACGCGGACGGTCTATGCAGGCGCCTTCCTGCGCGGCGGCCGCTGGCCCGATGGCCGCTCCGGCTTCGTCGCCGGCGGGCATGTCATGCACCGCGTCGGCGCCTCGCGCAAACCACTGGCGCTCTCGAAGTCCGGTGTCGTCATCCCGAACGAGATGGTTAAGGGCGCCACGGCGCAGGCCTTTCAAAAGATGGGGCCGGTGCTCTCTGAGCGCCTGTCTCACGAGGCGGCGCGGTCCCGCAAGCTGCAGGATCTGACCGGCGGCACCAGCTTCTGACCCCCCGGGGTTAGGGACCGTATCGGCTGTCCGAAGCCGCGCGGGCAGCCCTGCTCCCGGGATTTGGCCAGTAGGTCTGCCGGAAAGCGGTACACGGGTGCACGTGCGATGCACGCAAGCGCACGAACGGATGCACGAACGCGGAATTGGCCGGCGAAGCCGGCGCATCGAAAGGATCAGGCGGCAGCCCTGACGGGCCCGGCGAGAACGGCCATGAGCGAGCGCTGGATGTCGATCACCGAGGCAGCCCGCAGGCTGAGCGAAGCGGGCGACAGCCTCGATCGCTCGACGCTGTCGCGGTATTTGAAGCAACATGGCGAGGCGCTGCCGACCCGGCGCGAAGGCCGCTCGACACTGGTCGAGTATGAGGCGCTCGAGGCGCATCGCGGCGAGAACATCCGGCTGCGGCCGGTGGAGCGTGTCGCTTCTCTCAGTGCCGCGCCGGTGGGACCTGATGGAGCGGCCACCCGCTCGTCGTCGAACGGCAGACGGCGCTTCACCGGGACGCAGTCGGACGGCGCGGCGCGCAAGGCGATGGCCGATGCCGAGCTTCGGGAGATGGAGCTTGCCGAGCGGCGCCGCCTCCTGACGCCGACGGCGGAGGTGCTCGAAGCCGGTCAGGAGGCGATCTCGAAGATGCAGCTGGCCTTCGACCGGGCGGTGGAAGCCGAGGCGGCGCAGGTGTCGGTCAAATACGGCTGGGACGAGCGCCAGGCTCGGCAGGCCTTCAAGGCATTCACCCGCAAGGGCTTCGAGGCCTTCCACGAGGAGATGCTGTCGCGCCTCGACGAGTTGCGCCGGGCAAAGGACGCCCGCGACCTCGATGGCGACGAGGCGGCCGCGGCAAGCTCACAGCTCCAGTAGGACCCGGCCGAATGGACGCGCGCGCTCACTTCGAGAGCTTGCCCGACGGCGGCGCGGTGCTCTTCGGGGCACTTGCCGCTGCCGCCCGGCCGGTCGACGAGCTGACGATCTCGGAATGGGCCGATCGCTACCGCATCGTGTCGGGCGAGAGCGGCTCGCCCTGGCCGGGCCCGTTCCGCACCGACCGGGTGCCGTATCTGAGAGAGCCGCAGGACTGCCTGCATCCCGACCATCCGGCGCGGCGGGTGACGGCACGATGGGCGGCGCAGCTCGGCAAGTCGACGGCGATCGAGAACTGGTTCGGCTACATCGTCGACAAGGCACCGGGCTCGATGATGATCGTGCTGCCGACCCTCGAGGAGGCGACGAAGTTTAACCGGGTCAAGCTGCAGCCGACGATCGATGCGAGCCCGCGCATCAATCATAAGGTCAAGCCGGTGTCCTCGCGCGACGAGCGAGGCTCGACGACGAGCTACAAGCGGTTCGCCGGCGGCTATGCCCAGGTGGTCAATGCAGGCTCGTCGAAGGGGCTGCAGATGGTCTCGATCAAGTATCTCGCAATGGACGAGGTGACGGGCTATCCGGCCGATGTCGATGGCCGCGGCAGTCCGCGCGACCAGGCGCGGGCGCGCCAGAAGATGTATGGCGATCTTGCCAAGGAATGGCAGGGCTCGACCCCGGGCTATGCCGGCGAATGCGCGATCACCGCCGACTTCGAGGCCGGCGACCAGCGCTTCTACTATGTGCCATGTCCGCACTGCCGGACGTTCCAGGTGCTGACCTTCGCGCAGATGCGGGGCGAGAGCGAGGCGGGCCCGGCGCACATCGTCTGCCTTCAATGCGAAGGGAAGATCCTCGACGGTCACAAGGCCGATCTCCTTGCCGGCGGCGTCTGGATTGCCTGCCGTGTCGAGGAGGGCGAAGAAAGCGTTCCCGAGGCGATGAGTGCCGAGGCGATCGAGCGCTGGCGGTGCGACCCCTGCGAAGGGCGGTGCCGCAACTGGCAGCCGAGCTACCATCTCTGGGCGGCCTATGCGCCGCGGGAGAAGTTCGCGGACATCATGGCGCGGCACGCCGACGCTTTGAACGACGCGGCGAAGATGCGGGTGTTCTCGCAGCAGGATCTTGCCGAGCCTTATGACCCGGGCGGGCTGCTGCTCGACTGGGAGAAGGTGGTCGAGGCGGCGACAGCCCGGCCCTTCGAGGCACGGATGGTCCCGCAGGAGGCGGGGCTGCTGGTCGCGGCCGCCGACGTCCAGGGCTATGCGATCAAGATGATCGTCATGGCGATCGGGCCGCGCGGTCAGCGCTGGATCATCGACGCGAAGGTCTTCGAGGGTGAACCGGACCGCAGCGACGAGCCATGGATTGCGCTCGCCGATGCCCTGCAGGAGCGCTATCCGACCTGCGGCGAGGAGACACTCGGCATCGAGTTTGCTGGCGTCGACTCCGGCTTTGCGACAGACCGCGTCTACCGGTTCTGCGCGGGGCGGGCGAATGTCGTGCCGCTCGACGGGCGCCATAAGCCGGGCCTTGCCTGGCTCGGCACGCCGGTGAAGCGCGAGGTCAAGGATCGCTTCGATCGCAAGATCGCCGACGTGATGCTCTATCCGGTCGGCAATTACGACGTGAAGACCGAGGTGGTCGGCGGCATTGCCAATCGGATCGCCGGCCCGTCGGAGGAGACCGGGACCTGGCCGCGCAACACGCTGCATGTGGCGCCCTCGATCTGCAACGAGGACTTCGCCCGGGAGCTGACGGCCGAGCGGCTCGTCGATCCCGAAGAGAGCATCCAGACATCGGTTGGGCGGAAGGCCCGGCTGATCAGCCCGCAGAAGGCACGGGAGTGGAAGAAGCTGCCGGGCCGCAAGAATGACTGGTTCGACTGCGCCGTCTACGCCACCGCCATCGGCTGGCATCTCGAGCGGCGCAAGCGACTGACGCTTGAGCGCTGGGGCGATCTTCTGATCACGGTGCACGGTCGCCTGCCTGGCGCCGAGGATCTGTTCTCGGTGGCCGAGGAAAGCCCGTTCGAGAGAAGCCGGGCTCGCGTCGCCGCTCAATCCGGCGACGCCACGCCATCGCGGTCGGAGCGACCCTCGCGCCGCGGGCGCTGGAACACGTACCAATAGGCAAATGGATGTCTGATTTGAAACCGCGCATTCGCGTGAAGGCGGGGTCGGCTGCTCGCGCTGATACGCCGCCGGTTTCGAAGGCGCCGACGGTGAGCGCGCGCTATCTGCGCGACACCCGCACCGGACTGCTCGGCACGAAGCGGGCGATCACCCGGGACGCAAAGATCGACGTCTATGAATCGGCGATGCGAGCCGCGGCGCTGGCGACCGACTTCATCCACAATTCCGGCTGGCTCGCCGGCGCCGTCAACCAGGTGCTTGCCGACACGATCGGCGTCGAGCTGAAGCTCAACTGCCGGGCTCAGCTGCAGGGCCTCGGTTACTCGCAAGAGGACGAAGACCGCTGGTGCCGCAATGTCGAGGTGATGTGGCGGCAATATGCCTATGCGCCGAAGGAATGCGACCTCGCCGGGCTGATGAGCGTGCCGGAGATGACCGATGCGGTGCTCCGCTCGGACCTTGCGACGGGCGAGGCCTTCGCCATCTTCGACAGCCTTTCCACCGGCCAGCGGCAGCGAGCCGGATGCCGCAGCGGGCTGAAGGTGACGCTCGTCGCCTCGCACCGCTGCCCGCGGGTGACCCGCGAGTTCGAAGGTCTCGATGGCGGCATCTTCCATGACGCCCATGGGCGGCCGACGGTCTATCGCTTCCGGCGCCGCGAGGGTGGGCTCGAGGTCGATTATGACGTTGCTGCCGCCTCGGTGATCCACGTCATGGATCGCGGCCGGTTCCCGGGAACGCCGCGGGGCATCTCGCCGATGGCGCCGATGCTGCGAGCCGCGGCGCAGAGCGACCAGCTCGCTGATGCGACACTTGCCGTGGCGCTGATGCAGTCGGCCTTTGCCGCGGTGATCAACTCGCCGGAGCCGAGCGATACCGCCTTCCAGGCACTGCAGGTGCTGGAGGGCCTGGTTGAAGTCCCGCCGCCGGGTGAGAAGGCGGAGGAGTGGGAAACGTTCATCGGTGGATTGCGGGCGGACTTCGTCGAGGTCTGGAGCCAGCGGATCGAGGCGCTGAAGAACGGATCGCTGGCGCTGAACGACCCGGCGCGGATCGCCCATCTCGGCCCCGGCGAAGACCTGAAGATGGTCACGGCCGACCAGCGGTCGGACAACTATGTCGCGCTTTGGAAGCATCTCGCGCAGGAGATGGCACGGGCGATCGGGATCACCTTCGAGGCGTTCACCGGCGATCATTCGAGCGCGACCTATTCGAGCGTGCGGATGGCCTGGGCGTCGATCTGGCCGATCGTGATGCGGCGGCGCGAGCGGATCGCGGTTCCCTTCGTCCAGGGCATCTATGAGCGCTGGCTCCAGGAGAGCATCCGCGAAGGCAGGATCGCCTTCAAGGGCGGCTACCGCGCCTTTGCGGCAAACCGCGAGGCGGTGTTCCAAGCGGAGTTCCAAGGCCCGGCGCAGCCGACGGCCGACGACTACAAGGCGGCGATGGCGGTCAAGGTGCGGCTCGAGACCTATCAGTCGTCGATCACCGACGAGCTGGCGGCCGCCGGCAAGAACCCGTCCGAGACGCTGGCGCAGATCGAGCGCGAGAAGGACCGGCTCGAAAAGGCCGGACTGCCGACGCCGTTCGGCCGCTCCGTTGGCGGGTCTGGCGGCCCGCAGGGCGGAGCGCTGGATGGCAATCGCGATCCAGCGAAAGACCCGCAGGCCGCCGCTCTGGACGAGCAAGTTGCAAATAGCCTCGACGACACGGAAGTGGAAGCCGCTTGATGGCCGACGAGATCGACTGGTGCGCCCGCGTCAGCCAGCTGCGCGAGATCGAGTTCGCCCGGGTCTCCGGCGGGCAGGTGTCCGAGACCCGGTTCGGGCCGGACATGGTCCGCTTCCTCGAAGTGAGCGACGCCGAGCTGCAGCGGGCGATCCGCTATGCCGAGACGCAATGCACGGCGGCAAAGGGCAAACGCTCGCGATACGCCATGGCGGCGCGGTCGCGGGCCTGGTGACGAGAGCGACATGCGAGCACTGACGGCAGCCCTTGGAACGCCATGGGCCATTCTTCCGCATGCGCTCGAAGAGATCCTGACGATCGCGGCGCGCGAGAACGACATTACGCCGGAGGCTCTCGAGGCCTACCGGTCCGAAGCGGTCAATCGGTCGGAAACGCTGGAGAAGCGTGGCCAGGTCGCGATCCTGAACATCGAAGGACCGCTCTTTCGCCGCGCGAACCTCTTCACCGAGTTCTCCGGCGCAACGTCATACGACATCGCCCGCCGCGATCTTCAAGTCGCCCTCGACGACCGGGACATTGCGGCGATCCTGTTGAATGTGGATTCGCCTGGCGGCGCCGTTGCCGGATGCGGGGAGCTTGCAAGCGCCATCGCCGCTGCGACGAAACCGGTCGCGGCCTATGTCGGCGGCACGGCAGCATCGGCGGCCTATTGGCTTGCAAGCGCGGCCAACGAGATCGTCGTCGATCCGTCGGCCAACCTCGGATCGATCGGCGTCATCGTCGGCCTTTCGGATCATTCCGAGCAGGACAAGGCGATGGGGATCCGCCGGTTCGAGTTCGTCTCCTCGCAGTCGCCGAAGAAGCGGTCCGATCCGGCCACGGAAGAGGGCGCCTCGGAATATCAGCGGGTGGCCGACGATCTGGCCGCCGTCTTTGTCGCCGCAGTCGCAAAGAATCGCGGCGTTGCGGAAGAGACGGTCGTCGCAGAGTTCGGCGGCGGGTCCGTGCTGATCGGTGCAAAGGCGGTTGCCGCGGGCATGGCCGACAGCCTCGGCTCTTTCGAAGAGACCCTTGCAAAGCTCGCCAAGGGCGACGTTCGCCCGCGCGCCATCCCTTCCGGTCCGCGCAGGACAGCGCCTCACAAGCCGAAGGCGCCCGCCTCGGCGCAAACCAGCCCAAAGGAGACCACCATGGCTGACAACGAGCCGGCGGACGCTCTCGCCGCCGAGAATGCCGAGCTGAAGCGTCAGATCAAGGCGCTGGAAGAGGCGCAGACCAGCGCGTCGGCGAAGGCCAATGCCGAGGAGCTGGAGCAGCTTCGCAAGGACAAGGCCGACCGCGAGCGCACCGACGCGATCCTGGCGCTCGACGAAGCCAAGGGCCGTGAGAGTCTGGCAAAGGCTCTCGCTTCCGGCGGTATGGCCGTCGAGGCTGCGAAGTCGGCCCTCGCTGCCGCGCCGAACGGTGTGGCCGACGATGACGACAAGCCGATCCTGGGAGCCGGCATGGGCTTCAACAGCAGGGCCGGGAGTGGCGGCATGAAGAAGGGCGACAGGTCCGTCCTTGCCGCCGCGGTCGACCGCACCAACGCCCGCATGGGCAAGCGCCGCTAAAGGAGGTCTGATCCATGGCGATCCTCACCGAAGACCGCTTCATCGGAGCGGGCCACTACATCGTGTCCGAAGCCCATGGCATGTACCGCTCGCGCGAGCAGGGGGTGATCGCCAGCGGCGCCGGAGTGCTGAAGGCCGGCGCCGTTCTCGGCCAGGTCACGGCGACGGACAAATACGTCCCCTTCGATCCGGATGGGGCCGACGGCTCGGAGAATGCCGCCGCGATCCTCTTCGAGGGCTGCGACGCCACCGACGCCGACGTCCGCCGGACTTTGACGGTCCGCGACACCGAGGTCCATGCCGACGTCCTCGTCTTTGCCGAGGGCACCACGGACGCAGAGAAAACCACAGCGATGGCGTCTCTCGCCTCGGCTGGCATCATCGGCCGATAAGGAGGGCTCAGGAGCCATGGCACTCGTCACCGACATCTTCACCCAGAACGGCTGGGGCGCCGTCGACTTCCACGAGGAGATCGTGGAGCGCGTCGAATTCCGGCCGCAGCTTCTGGGCTCGCTCGGCATCTTCGAGCCGATCTATTCGCGCTCGCGCACTATCGCGATCGCCGACCGGGATCGGACGCTGACGCTGATCCCGACCTCCGAACTCGGCGCGCCGCCGGAAGAGCTGATCCCGGAAGGGGCGCGGCTGCGCACGTTCAACACGGCCCGTCTCGCCAAGGGGTCGACGGTCTATGCGGCGGAACTGGCTGGGGTCCTGGCGCTGCCCTTCGACCTGCAGACGCGGGACGTCACCCAGGAAATTAGCGACCGGACGGCCGAGATCATGAACGATCTCGAATTGACCTGGGAGCACATGCGCTTCGGCGCCATTCAGGGCAAGGTGCTCGATTCCGACGGCTCGACGCTGGTCGACTGGCATTCCGAATGGGGGATCGCCGAGCCCGCCGAGATCAACTTTGCGCTGACGACGGACACCACCGACGTCCGCAAGAAGTGTCGTGACGTGAAGCGGCAGATGGCAGTGAAGTCGAAGGGCCTGTGGTCGCCGAGCACCCGTGTCGGGGCGCTCGTCGGCGACACCTTCTTCGATCTCCTCGTCAACCACCCGCAGATCAAGGAGACCAAGCTCGGCACCGAACGGGCGGCATCTCTCGAGAACCTGGAAGGGTTCTCGACGATCGAGATCGAGGGCATCACCTTCATCAACTACCGGGGCACCGACGATGGCTCGACGATCGCCATCGGCACTGACAAGGCGCGGTTTTTCCCGATCGGGATGCGCGGCGCCTTCAAGGTGGGCTATGCGCCGGCGCAGGAGTTCAAGCCGTATCTCAACCAGCGCGGCCGGGAATATTACGGCCTGATGCTGGAAGACAAGTCGGGCCGCGACGCCTGGGACCGTGTCGAGATCTACAGCTATCCGCTGTTCATCGCGACCCGCCCCGAGATGCTCCTCCGGGCGAAGGCGGCCTGACCATGGGGATGGTGACCAAGCCCGGCTTTTACGCCGGCAAGTTCCGCAAGGCCGGCCAGTTCGATGGCTCCGGCGAAGGCTCGCAGACCGTGACCGGCGACACTCCCCCGGACGTTGCCGGATCGGGAGACGGCGGCGCCGATCTCGACGCGATGACGAAGGACGAGCTGATCGCCGAGGCCGAGCGCCGCGGCGTCACGGTGAAGGCCTCCGACACCAAGGCCGAGATCCTCGCGGCTCTCAAGGCCTGACATGGCTGCCCTCGATGCCCGTTATCGCGCGCTCGCAAGGCGCGGGCGCGCGATGGTCTGGAACGAGGCACTGCGGCTCTTCCCACTGAAGGATGGCCGCGTCGATCTGGAGCGACCACAGCATCCCTTCGCCGGCGCGGTGCGGCACGGCACCGAGAAGGCCAGCAATGCGTCCGGTGGCGGCGCCGAGGCCTGGGCAACGCGGGTGTCCGCCAGCGAGGCGGAAGCCCGCATCACCCGGGCCACCTATACCGGGCCACAGATCCGGGAGGGCGACAAGATCCGCTGCATGGATCGGACGGGGCAGCCCTTCTACGAGGTGGCCGCAGTCAATGATCGCGACGCCGGCGATCTCATTCTCAGGCTCGTGGAGGCGTAAGTGTCGCTTTGCCGTTTTGCCCTTCGCGTCTGTGCGGTCGAGGCGCTGAAGGGTGGCACGATCGCTGGCGAAAATGTCCGCAACTCGCGCATCGGCGCCATCGACATCGCGGCGGACGGAACGCTGCGCATCGACGAGAACCGCGTCTTCCTCGACATCTTCACCGACGACAGCGTCGAGACCGGTGCCGACACCCGCGATCTTCGCCGCAACGGCGAGCTTGCGATCAACTTCGAGAGCGGCATCACATCGGCGATGACCGAGACCAACGAGAACGGCGAAAGCAGCATTGTCGGCGTCGGCATTCCGGCGACCGACGACGCCTTCGAGGCAACCCTCGACGTCCTCGATACGCAGATCCAGCGGCGGCTGTCCGATCCAACTTCCGAATGGGCCGAGTGCTGGCGCAAGCTGATCGACGGCGTCGCAAGGGTCGAGCGCCGGCGGATCGCCTCGCAGGACGACGGCGTCCGACGGGCGGCGCGGCAGCTTCGCCTGATCGTCAAGGCCAGGCCCGATCCGGTCTTTGCGGAAGAGCTGGCCGAGACGTCTGCCTTCGTCCGGTTCCGGCGGCTGGTCGACGCGCAGCTGCCGGACCTCTCTCCCGTTGTCGCCCTGATGATGGGCGAGGCGGCCGAGCAGGTTCCGGCGGATCTCATGCGCGCCGCCTTCGGCCAGACCGAAGCCGAGGCAAGGGCGCTCGGCTATGCCAGGCGCTTTGCCGCTCCGATCGCAGCCTACACCGTCAGGGACGATCGCGATGGCTCTGTCACCTGACGACGTCCTGTCGATGATCCCCTGGCTCGTCCAGGAAAAGGCCGAGCAGGATCGGCGCAACCGCAACCGGCGGCGAAAGGGCAAGATCTTCGACGAGAAGCCGGAGGAGGGCCTTTACCGGGTGCGCTTCCGGGAGAAGGCCGGGGACGAACCGGCCTTCGACAGCCCGTGGCTGCCGACCAAGGCGCTGTCTGCCGGCGGCGTGCGCATCCAGTGCGAGCCGACGATCGGGCAGTGGGTGGAGGTCGTCTCGGAATCCGGTGACATCACCGACGGGTGGATCGAGATGAGCGACTTCCATGAGGGGCGGCCGCGGCCTCACAACGTCAATGGGGAGCTTGCGACCGACATCTCGGACGGACTCTTCAGGTCGGTCCTCGACAAGGGCGGCAACGAGACGGTGAGCCAGCAGTCGCGGCGCGTCACCATCGCCAATCAGGAAAAGACCAGCGCCGGCTCGCGCGAGCACGACACCGACGGCGACGTGATCTTCAACACCGGCGGCGTGGTTCGCTTCAACTGATGCCGACACCGGCCGCAACGCTCGGGGATGGCGCGACCCATCCCGGCAGCATCACGACGTCCTGCGAGCGCCACTACGCCAACAACGGGCGGCTGATCGCACGCAAGGGCGACATGTTCTCCTGCCTTTGGCACGGGCCGAACCCGATCGTCGGGAATGTCTCGCCCAAAGTTCACTTCGAGGGGCCAGAGGCCGCTCGGGACGGTTCGGTCTGCGCATGCGGCGCCGTCATCATCGCATCGGCAACATCACCGGAGGTCTGAAGTCATGGACGCGAAGCAGAGCTATGAGGTCACCGAGGCAGGCTTCCTGTTCGGCGACTATTACAGGAAGGGCGGCTCGATCGAGCTGAACCCCAAGCAGGCGCGCCGCTTCATCGACGAAGGGCGCATTGCCGACCCGACCGCGGCCAGGACGAGCAAGGCTGCTCCGAAGACCGATCCCAAGGCCGGCGGCAAGCAGGGCGCCGAGAGCTGATCCGATGCCGGCATCGACAGGCCTCAGCCGGACGACGGAAGCGATCTCGACCGGCTGGGATCACGTTGTCCAGTCGATCGGCGTCATCCTGACGACGCCGATCGGCTCACGGCTGATGCGCCGGGAGTTCGGCTCCGAGATCCCGGAGCTGATCGACCGGCCGATGACCGATGCCACGATCCTTGCGGTCTATGCGGCGGCGGTGAATGCGCTCCGCCGCTGGGAGCCGCGCTTCCGTCTGACCCGCTGCCAGATCCAGCTGGCCACCGCCACCGGTGAGCTGTCTCTGGAGATCGTCGGCGCCTACATGTCGCGCGGCCATCTCGGCGACTACACCGTCACCAATGACAACGCCGTCGGCATCGTCCAGCTCGGAAACCTTGCCGCATGACCCGCTTCGTCTCGCCCGACCTCTCGGCGCTCGGCGACCTGCCGCTCGTCGCCGTCAGCTACGAGACAACGGAGGCCACCCGCGTCGACTTCTACACCGCGGCGCTGCGTGCTCACGACATCGCCTATGACGTCCAGGGCCTCGAAAGTGATCCCTATCGCATCGCCTATTCGGAGGGCGGCGCCTATCCCGAGATCCTGATCGACCAGCGCATCAACGAGGCGATGCGATCGCTGTCACTCGCCACCGCGCGCGGTGATGCGCTCGATCATATCGGCGCCACCTATTACGGCATCTCTCGCGCCGTCGATGTGGCCGAGGACGGCAGCACGGTCACCGAGGCCGACGACCGCTTCCGCCAGCGGATCGCGCTTGCCCCGGAGGCCTTCTCCACCGCCGGGCCGGAGGGCGGCTACCTCTTTCATGTGCTCGAGCTCGACGGCGAGCCCGATATCGCCGATGCGGCGGTCTATTCCGAAGAGGATGCCGTCACCTATTCCGCCACGCTTCACGCCGACGCCTGGTCCGAGGGCGAGCGGCAGACGGCCTTTGCCGGGCGCAATGACGGCGACCCGGTGCTGGCGCCGGAGGTGCTGATCGCCATCCTCCCCACCGAAGCCTATGGCGCGGCGGATGCTCCGCTCCTGTCGCGGGCCTACAAGGCGGCCACCGCCCGGGACGTCCGCCCGATCGGCGACAATGTCCGGATCGAGGCCGCCGAGGTCGTCGACTATGCGGTCGAGATGGTGGTGACCTATCGCGCCGGCGCCGATCCGACGCCGCTGATTGCCGAGGCAAGGGCCCGGATCGAGCGGTATGTCGCCGCGCGTCGCCGGGTCGGCCTCAAGGCCGAACGCCTTGGCATTGGCGGTGCCGGCTATGTCTCGGGCGTCGAGTCCGTCGCGCTCGCTTCGCCGGTGAGCGATGTCGGCGGGGGCTCCAAACAGGCGCCGAATTGCACCTCGATCACCGTCAGGGCGGTGCAATCGGAGGGCTCATGGCAGAGCTGACGATCGACGCACTGGTCGCGCTGCAAAAGCCGATCGCCGCGCAACTCCTGCCGCCGAATGCGACGCCGATCGAGCGGGCGGTCCTGACGGCGGAACTCGCAAGGCTGGCAAAGTCCGAGCCGGAGATCGTCGCGACGGTCTGGCATCCTCAGACCTGCCCGGCAGCGCTGTTGCCGTGGCTCGCCTGGGCGCTCTCCGTCGACACCTGGGACGATCGCTGGCCGGAGGCCGTCAAGCGCGACGTGATCGCCGCCTCACCTCAGGTTCATCGCCTGAAGGGAACGCGGGCGGCTGTCGAGGAGGCGCTGACCGCCATGCGCCTCGCGATTAAGATCGAGGAATGGTGGGAAGATACGACCGTCGGGCGCCGCGGCACCTTCCGCATCACGGTCTATGTCAACGAGCATATCTATGACGACGAGCTGTCGGTGCTCAATGCGAAGGTCCAGCGTCATGCGATCGCCGCGACGCGGGGCGCCAAGCCCAAGTCCCGGGTCTTCGACTTCCGGCTCGGCGTCAAGATCGACGGCGGCTTCGGCGCTGCGACCGTCGGTGAGGCGGTCGAGGTCCAGCGGCACGACGCAACGCATGAGCATCAGCGGATCCGCGAGGCGGCGCCAGGCGCATTGACGGCCGGGGCTGGCGTCCAGGTGTCGCGTTTGCCGGCAACCGCCGATGCCGAACGCGTCCTAGCCGACGCTCATTCGGCGGCAGTCGCGGGCGCTCCGATCACCGCCAGCCGGCGTTCCGCCGAAACTCAGATCAACCGGATCATCCTGGCGCTGGCGGGTCTATCCGCCCGCGGCGAGAGCGTCGTCGCGCATCGTGGAAACTGGAGCCTTCGATAATGCCCCTCGCTCTCAAATACGAAGTCACCAATGGCGGGCTGGCGGCAGCCGCCGCCCTTGTCGAGGCCGACAAGCCGATCCGCTTTACCAAGCTTGCCATCGGCAAAGGCGCCTCCAACGCCGGCTATACGCCGGTCGGCAACGAGACCGCGCTCGCCGACGAGTTCGCCCGCTTCGGGATCTCCAATCTCTCGCGCGAGGGCAGGGTGCTCTTCCTCGAGGCGATGTATGACGGCAACGCGCAAGGCTGGGTGCGCGAGGTCGGGCTGTTCATCGAAAGCACCAACGGCTCGGAGGTCCTCTTCGCGCTCTGGTCGGATCCGGCCTTCAACATCGGCTACAAGGCAATCGGCGTACCGTTCATCTTCATGGAGACGGTCGAGCTGTCACGCATACCGACCAGTTCGATCAGCGTCACGGCGCAGGCACCCAGCCTGCAGCTCCTCTTCGTCACCCCGATCATCGACCAGAGCGCGGAGATCATCCGCCTGCAGCGCCGCGCCGTCGAGACGGAGGTGATCCGCCTGACGCCGACCATCGAATCCCACTTCTTCTACTGACGGAGCGAACCTCATGGCCCTCGAAGACAGCGTCACCGCACTCACGTCGCAGGCCGGACTGTTGCTCGATCTGCCGCAGCAGATCGCCAACACCGCCAACGCCAAGATGACGGCGTTGCACGGAACCTATGCCGATCTCATCTCGAAGCTCACCTCGACCTGGTATGTCGACCAGGCGAACGGCAACGACGAGAATGCCGGCACGCAGGCGAGCCCCTTCGCCACGATCGCCAAGGCGCTCGCCGTCGCGCCATCTGCCGGGCGCACGACCGTCAGGCTGCTCGGTCCCTATGAGGTGCGCCAGCTGACCAATGTCGACCGGCCGCTCAGGATCGAGAGCGAGGGCTCGCATCTCTATCCGCTGACCTTCCTCGCCGACGGCACCTTCTCAAGCGACAATTCGGTTCGCTACACCCACGGCTTCCGCATCGGCTCGCAGCCCCTTGTCTTCAATCAGGTGGACTTCCAGCTTCCCGCCGTCGGGACGCAGGGCGCCCGCTCGATCGGCTCCGCCGCCCATGTCATCCGCGTCAATCCGAGCGTCGAGGCGGGGCTCGTCAGTGTGGCGATCATCAACTCGCAGATCTACCGGCCCGCTTCGCCGCTGGGCCGGCTGATCTCCCATACCGGGCGGCCGCTGATCCTTGCCACGTCCGGCAACACCCTCGGCGGCGCGGCCATGGAAGGCTACTGGAGCGACCGCCAGACGAACACCGCCGGCGTCGCGCCGTCGAGCCTGCCGTGGCTCCTCACCGGCGACAACGTCACCACCATCTGACCCAAAGAGGCGAGAGACCATGACCGACACCTATACGGGCGGCCGCCTGCAGGACATCTCGATCGACCGGGCGCGTGCCCATGGATTGACCGAGACCGATATTGCGGACGGCGTTCGCATCCACCGCACGCGGGCAGCCAAGGAAGAGTGCTCCCGGCGCATCTACGACGTCGCGTCGACGGAGGCGCAGACCAATGTCGCCATGGAGGCGGCGGCCGCCGCGGCGAAGACCAGTGCTTCGCGAACCGACGACGAGAAGGACCTTCTCGCCAGCCTGCAGAGCTGGGTCGACTGGGTGAATGCGATGCGCGACACCGTCGCGACGATCGCGGCCGAGTTCGAACTCCTCGGCGCAGCGCCGTTCATCTCGGCGACCGATATCGAGGCCGACGCCTCCTGGCCGGACTGCCCGGCCGAGATGGCCGATCTCTTCGACCGGCACTGACCGACCCGCATCGATCGCAACCCCAGACCCTGATGCCACGACGCCCGCCTCGAGCGGGCTTTTTGATGTCCGCAAACCGAGACGCAAAGGAGGGCCGGCATGGCCTCTGTTGAATTCCACCACGGCAGCCGTGTCTTCCAGAGCGGAGACGAGGCGACGGTCGTTCGCCTGCGCAGCACGTCGGTCGGCGGGCTCGTCATTCCGATCGCGACCGGGGACCTTCCCACCGGCTACGCCTTCGACCGGCCCTTCCTCGTCGCCAAGCCCTCCGACGCGGCGGGGCTGCCCGACGCGGTGAAGGAAGAGATCGACTCCTTCTACGACCAGACGATCAATCAGATCGTGGTCGTGATGGTCGACAAGGGCGCGACCGCCGCGACGACAACCGCGAACATGGTCGGCGACTTCGCCACCCGGACCGGCATCCATGCCCTGCTCAAGGCGACCTCGATGGGGCTGCCGCGGCCGAAGCTCATCGCCATGGCCGGCTATGCCACGTCTGGCGCCGCCGACGGCATCGCCTCGGTCGCGGTGACGACGGAAGGCGCGAACTATTCGGCCGACACGACGATCACCGTCTCCGGCACGACCGGGCAGGGCGCCGAGTTCGAGCCGATCATCGGCACCGGCGGCGCCATCACCGGTGTCGTGGTGACGAAGCCCGGCTGGGGCTACACCGGCGCGCTGACCTTCCAGATCGTCGACCCGAATGGCTCCGGTGCCGGCGCGGTGCTTGCCGGCACCATCGGCTCGGTGCTGAACCCGGTGCTCGCCGAAGCGATCGGCGTTGCCGACAAGCTGAGGGCGATGATCTACACCGACGGTCCCGACGGGACCAACCAGCAGGCGGTGCAGGCGCGGCTCCTGATCGGCTCCAAGCGCGTCGCCTTCTGCGACCCGCGGGTGCTGAAGTCGATCGACGGCGTTCCCTATCCCCGCGCGCTCTCGACCATCTATGCCGGCCTGCAGGCGAAGATGGACAAGGAGAAGGGCGCGGTCTTCGCCGGATCCAACGTCATCATCAGCGGCATCCAGGGCGTCAACCGGCCCGTCGAGTATGGCGAGGAGGCGAACTACCTCAACCAGAACCGAGTCAACACGGTGATCAACCGCGGCAATATCGACGGCGCCGGCGGCTTCCGGGCGTGGGGCGTGTGGACCTGCGCCGACGATCCGATCTGGCAGTTCATCCCGGTGGTGCGCGTCACCGACCTCGTCAACGAGTCGATCGAGGAGGCCTTCCTGCAGTTCGTCGGGCGGCCGCAGACGCTGGCGCAGCTCGACAACATGGTGATGACCGGCCGCAACGCGCTGCGGGGTCTCGAATCCGAGCAGTTCCTACTGCCCGGCAGCGACTTCTGGCTGCTCAACGGGCAGTCGGCGAGCGACGGCGTCCAGGGCATCGTCAAGTTCGGCATGAAGTTCGAGGTGCCGGCGCCGATCGTCGACATCCGCATCACCGCCTACCGCAACTTCACCGTCGCCTACGAGCTCCTCTACTCGCAGGTCTCCGGCGAGGTGGAGGTCGGCGCGACCCTCTGACCACCGCAACCCTGATCGAAACACTTGAGGGTGGCCAGGCACGGCCGCCCCGCCACAGAGCGCAAGGAGACAGGCCATGGCCTCCCGCAAGCCCGCATTCATCATGAAGAACTGCTCGCTCTCCATCGAAGGGGACGTGCGCATCGGCCAGTGCAAGCAGATCACCATCCCCGTCCTCGAGCGGAAGATGGAGGAGTTCCGCAACAACGGCATGATCAAGCCGCGCGAGGTGACGATGGGCTACGAAGTGACCCGCACCACCTTCACTGAGACGGCCTTCGATCCCGACGTGATCTCGCTCTTCGGGCTGATCAACGGCCACAACCGCAACATCGTCGCCTATGGCTATCTGGAAAGCGAGGACGGTCGCGAGCACGGCGCCCAGTACGAGATGGTCGCCGACTTCATCAAGCAGGACTTCGGCGACTGGGAGGCCGGCGAACAGGCCGAAGCCGAATATGAGCTGACGGTCCATTCCGGCCGCCTGGTCGTCGATGGCCGCGAACTCTACGCCTATGACGATCTCGACGTCACCATCGGCGGTGTCCGCCAGCAGCCGTTCAAGGCAACCGCGCTGCGCTACGTCTAAGGGACCAAAGACATGAACCAGAAGACCGCCAGCGCGACGACCGTCACCGTGCCGATCGGCGAGCCGTTCGATCATGACGGCAAGACCTATTCCCAGCTGACCTTCCGCAAGATGAAGGTCAAGGACATGATCAAGGCGGATGCCGTGACCGGCGAGTTCCGCAAGTCCTGCGCCATGTATGCCTCGATGGCAGACGTGCCGATCCAGGTGATCGAGAACCTCGACACCGACAACTTCACCGAGATCGCGCTCAAGGTGGCGCCCCTCATGGGGAAGTCTGGGAAGAAGGCGGTCGCAGAAGCGATCGCCGGGCTTCAGGACGGAGCGGACGATCCGGCTTCCGCGTGATGGTGCTGTCGTTCTGCGTGAACGGCCATCAGAGGATCGACGACGTCGAGGAATGGGAGGCCGACCGGTTCTTCGCCTACTTTGACGCGTTGGTGGAACTCAGTCGGAGCGAAGAGGGGTGAGATAACGTTTTCAGAAGATCGTTGCTGAAGATGAAGTCGGAGGATAGTTCCGACGCACGTCGTTGCGATTTAACCAGAAAACTCAACCGTAGATGGGGCGCTTTCCTTATGTGCACTAGATGCATTGGGTATCAACGCAAACGAAACTAGAAGCAGAATTATGAGAAAGGCGTAGGTCATAACTACATTTCGAATGAAGGCGGACTTTAGCACGTCGGCAATGCGATTCCAGAAAGTTCCCTTACCAAAGCTTGTTGCTAATTCTGGAATGCGAAAACGAGGTGCTGTTCGCTGTTCGAAATCAAATTGAAATTGCTCAGAGGCCAAATAGTTTTCAATTTTACGGCTTCGCTGAACAAAAGTTCGTTGAAATGACTTGAACAAAGCATCCATATACCAAAGAAATATAATTGGTACGATTGCCAACAGGCAAGGATATGAATCATTTCCTTGATACGCATAAGCTACTACCGCTGATGCCGTGACGACGGACCAGCCTCTTATAATAAATATTAGCGTATCGAACCGACCGATATTGTCGGAAGCCATCTGCCATTCTTTTAGAAGAATATTGTATTTCTCAGAAAAGAAATCTTCCACAGTGACCTCTGCCGGTTTTAACGGTGAACGTGGTTTACACCACGCGTCATCAGGAGGACGGGTTAAGCACGCGGGCTTAGATCGTCTTTTACGGTGCAAACAATATAAATAGTCGCAGCGTCCTACGTCTACCCGCCGTCAGTCGCAGCTCTCACCAGAGAAATTGATTCCATGGCAACTCTATCCTCCAGGCTAATCCTTTCGTTGGTCGAAAGGGTAACGGCCCCCGCAAGGGGTGTCACGGCCGCGATGAACTCGATGCGCGCATCGATCGAGGCGAACAATGCCAAGATGGCCGCGATGCAGAGCCAGATGGTCGGGGCTGCCGCGGTCGGATACGGGCTCTACAGGGCGATCAAGGCACCGGTGGCCGCGGCGATCGAGTTCGAAAGCGCGATGGCCGATGTAAAGAAGGTCGTCGACTTCCCGACGCCGGATGCTTTCAGCGAGATGTCGGCAGAAATCCGCGAGATGTCGACCCGGATCCCGATCGCCGCGACCGGCATCGCCGACATCGTTGCGGCGGCGGGGCAGGCGAACATCGCGCGCGAGGATCTTCTCGGCTTCACCGAGATCGCTGCCAAGGTGGCCGTCGCCTTCGACATGACGGCGGGTGACGTCGGCGAGGCGCTGGCCAAGATCAAGACGCAGCTCAATATCAGCGTCGCTGATACGGGCGAGCTGGCCGATGCGATCAACCAGCTGTCGAACACCTCGGCATCATCGGCGCCCGATCTCGTCAACTTCATGAAGCGGGTCGCAGCCGCCGGCGAACAGTACGGGTTCACCGCGCAACAGACGGCAGCGATCGGCTCGGCGATGATTGCCTCCGGCGCCGAGGCGGAGGTTGCGGCAACCAGCTTCCGGAATGTCGGGCGCGCGCTCGCCAAGGGCGGGACGGCGACCGAGAACCAGCAGGCGGCATTCCACAGTCTCGGCCTCAGCGCCAGCCAGGTGGCGAAGGATCTGCAGAAGGATGCCGTCGGCACCCTCCGCGACGTGCTGCAGAGGGTGAAGCGGCTCCCCGAACACCTCCAGGCGAACACGATCTCGACCATCTTCGGCGACGAAGCCCGGGCAATCGCGCCGGTGGTCAACAATATCGAGCTTTACGACAAGGCTCTCGCCAGCGTTGCCGATCGGGCAAGCTATCTCGGTTCGGCCCAGAAGGAATACGAGGCGCGAGCCGCCACGACGGCGAACAACCTGCAGCTCTTCGCCAACAAGGTCGAAGCCCTCGGCATCGCCGTCGGTTCGGCGCTTCTGCCTGCGCTCAACGCGACGATGGACGCGATCGGGCCTGTCGTCATGGCGATGGCGCGATTTGCCGACGCTAACCCCGTGGTTACCCGCAGCGTCATCGGCCTGACCGCCGCGCTGATCGGCCTTCGCGTCGCGAGCATTGCCGCCCGCTACAGCTTCCTCTGGCTGAAGGGCGGGCTGCTTTCCGCCGGGCTCCTCGGACTGCAGGGTCTGCAGGCTGTGATGACGGCCGTAAAGGCCGGCGCCCTGGCGCTGGTCAATCCGCTGAAGCTGGTGCGCGGCGCGCTGATCGCCCTGCGCGCGGTGGCGCTCGCTTCCGGCATCGGGCTTGCCATCGGCGCAATCGCGCTGTCCGGTGCCTGGCTCTACAACAACTGGAAGAACGTCGCCGCCGCATTCGATGCCTTCAAGGCGTCGTTCCTCGAGGCGATCAAGCCGATCCGCAAGGTGCTCGCGCCGGCGATCGACCTCTTCGACGAACTCTCGGCCTTCATCACCGGCCTTGTCGCGCCGGTCGAGGATGCCGAAGACGCCTTCGAGCGCTTCGGCGACAATCTCGGCGGCCGGGTGGGCCGAGCAGTCCGGCGGGTCGTCGAGACCTTCCGTGATCTGCCACGCATCCTCAGCGATGCCTTCACCTTCGACAATCTTTCCGGCCTTCCTGCCCGTATCGTCTCCGGTCTCAGAGCTGGCTTCGCGGCTGCGTGGCGGGGACTGACCTTCGCCTTCGACTGGGCGGCCAAACTCGTCGGGCCGATCGACTGGCAGAGTGTCAGTCGTACGATCCTCGACGGGCTGCGCACCGGTCTCGATGCTGGGTGGTCGGCGCTCACCATCGCCTGGGATTGGGCCGGCAAGGTCGCAGCCTCGATCGACTGGGCACGCGTCGCCGGCTCTGTCGCGAGCGGCGTGTCACAGGCCTTGTCGCTGGCATGGGCGGGCGTGACCGTCACCTGGGACTGGACGAGGAAGCTGCTGGCGGGCGTGGACTGGTCGGCCGCCGGCTCCGCCATAGCAGCCGGCATCGGCAGGGCAGTCAGTGCAGCCTGGCAGGGCGTCACCCTCGCGCTCGACTGGGCAAGGGCACTGGTCGACGAGACCAACTGGGGTGCGCTCGGCAAAGCGGCCGCCGCAAGCCTCCACAATGCGGCAAGCGCGGCCCTCTCGGGTCTGCGGCTGTCGGCAAAGTGGGTGGCCGATCTCGCCGTGTCCTTCTCCGAGAGCGATCTCGCCCAGTCCGTGCGCGAGCGGATCGCCGCGATCGACTGGGGCGCGGCGCTGGCAGGGGCGGGCACCGCACTCGGCAATGCCTTCAAGGCGTCGGTCGCAGCGGCTCTCGGTGCGGTGAGCCTGACAGGCGAGCTTCTCGGCTGGATTGCCCGGCAGGTGCAGTCGATCGACGCCGTCCCGCTCGGATCGAGCCTGGCGAGCGTTGTCGCCAAGGGCTTTTCTGCCGGTCTCGAGATGGTCGGCTCGGCGATGGCCGCTCTGACCGACGGTGGTGGTGGCGCGAAGATTGGCGAGAGTCTTCTTGCCGGATTGCGGGGCGTGCTCTCGGCCGGACGCGGCGTCGTTGAATCGCTCATCCGCAGCTGGTTCAAATTCGGGGCGGGCTTCTGGCGCGAACTCCTGCAGCCCTCGGGCGCGGCGATCGCAAAGGGCCTCGGCGATGGCGTGACGGGAGCGGCGGTCGCTGACAGTCTTCGCGCCAAGTTCGCGGCGATCGACTGGGGGGCAACGCTGGCAGGCGCGGGCGCCGCCATCGGCAAGGCCATCATGGCCGGCTGGCAGACCTATTTCCGCACGCTCAATATGGCCGGAGAGCTGTTCTCCTGGCTGTCGACGCAGATTGCCTCGATCGATGCGGCGTCGCTCGGCAAGTCCATCGCCGAGGTGCTCGTGAAGGGCGTCAGTGGCGGTATCCGGCTGATCGGCTCGGCCATCGCGTCGCTCGGCGGAGAGGGCGGCGCCGGCGGCGAGGGTCTCGCTTCCGGCCTCGTCAACGCCATGCGCGGAGCGCTCTCGGGCGGCGGCGAACTCGTCGCCTCGATCGTGCGCAAATGGTTCGAGTTCGGCGCCGGCTTCTGGAGCGAGGCCCTCTCGTCCTCGGTCGAGGAGATCAAGACCGTCTTTGCCAATGTCGACCTGGCACAGGCTGGCCGTGACGCCATCCAGTCGCTGCTCGACGGCATGAAAGCAAAGCTCGAGGAGCTGATCGCGTGGGCCAAGGCGCTACCCGGCAGGATCCGGGATGCGATCGGCAATATCGACCTGTCGAACATCGTCAGTATGCCGTCTTTGCCGACCTGGCTCGGTGGCGGCGAGGCGGAGGAGAGCGCCAGGGCGGCTGCCGAGCCGGCACGTCAGGTGCGAGCCGTGGCGATGGGCGAGCCGGTCGTCCCGCCAGCCGGCTTCGAGCGCATCCTCGAAGTGGCGCGCGAGGTTGCCGCACTTCAGTCGGAAGTCGTCAAGCAGGCCTTCGTCAGCCATGACGACACGGCCGCCACGCAGCTTGCGGCAAGCGCCGAGAAGCTGAAGACGCTGGCGGCCGATCTGCCGGCGTCCGCCAGGGAATCGATCGACGCCTATGTCGCGGCGATCGCGCAAGGGGGCGGGCAGGTCAGCGCCGAAGCCGATGTCATCGCCGCGACGCTGAAGGAACGGCTGAACGTCACCGTCCAGCCAAAGGTCGATCTCTCCTCGATCAAGGCTGCGACGCAGGCGGCAAACGAGGCGGCGGCAGCGGTGAATCGTCTCAATGCCGGCGCGACAGGTGCGGCGAATGCCGCCAGGGCGTCGATGCCGAAGATCCCTGGCCGCGCCTCAGGCGGGCCGGTCGCGGCGGGATCTCTGTATGAGGTCGGCGAGCGCGGCCGCGAGTTGTTCGTCCCGCCGGTGAACGGTCATATCGTCAATGCCCGTGACACGGCGGCGCTGATGAAGGCGCTGACGAGGCCGGCAATGGCGATGTCCTCGATCGTGCCGCCGGCGGTGCCGCAGCCGCGGGCAATCCCGGCATCCTTCCGCGGCGGGGCAGGGGGCGGCGATCGCTCTGCGCCGCCGCCTGCCGCGGCACCGGCGGCCAGTGGTCCGGTCTCCGTTACCTTCGGCGACATCCATGTCCATGGCGGCTCGAATGCCTCGGCGGCCGACCTTCGTGCCGAGTTCGGCCGAGAGGCCTCGGCGCTGATGCGCTCGCGCTTTACCGACGGAGCCTATTGATGGCCGGCCCCTCGATCATGGCGCTCGGGCCGTTTCGCTTCGTCACCCACGGTTTCGGCTTCGACAGGCGACGCAAGTCGCAGTCGACCAGGTGGGCGGAGATCCAGGTCGGCGGATCGCTCAACGCCATCCAGTGGACCGGTGGCGACGACTATACCGAGAAGATCTCCGGCGTACTGTTCCCGGCGGCCTTCGGCGGCGAGGCGACTTTGAACGGGCTTTATGCCGCGGCGGCCAGTGGCGTGATCCTGCCACTCGTCTCGCTGAATGGCTCGGTCTACGACCTGTTCGTCGTCGAGGAGGTCGAGGACGAGCCGGAGTTCATCGACCGCTACGGCAACGTTCACAAGAACGTCTATTCGCTGAAGCTACGGGCCTATCCGAGCGCCGGGCCGATCTCGTTCAACCCGCTCTCCGTCATCAGCTTCTTCTGACCGGGATCCGACCGATGGCCGATGTGACCCGCACCGGACAGCGCGAGGTGCTCGATGTCGTCTGCCGGCGAAGCTATGGCGACGAGAGCGGCTATGTCGAGGCCGTGCTCGAGGCCAATCCCGGCCTGGCCAGGCTCGGGCCTGTGCTGCCCTTCGGAACGCCGATCGTTCTGCCGGCGATCGAGACGGTGTCGGAGCAGCCGGTCGTGACGCTCTGGGACTGACTTCATGACACCCTCATGCCGCATCACCGTCGACGGCCAGCCCGTCAGCGGCGTCTTCCAGTCGCGCATCATCTCCTGTGAGGTGACTGACAAGGAGGGCGTCTCCTCCGATACCTGCTCGATCGTCCTCAATGACTGGCCCTGCGCGGCGATTCCGAGAACCGGCGCGATCATCCGGATCTGGATGGGCTATGGCGTTGCCGGCATGGCCTATATGGGCGCCTACACGGCCGAGGAGATCGAGGTCGAGATCCTGCCCTACCGCATGGCGATCACCGGCAAGGCGGCCGAGATGCGCGGCAAGACCAAGCAGCATCGCGAACGGCACTGGGACGACAAGACGGTCGAGGAGGTGGTTTCCGAGATCGCCGGCGAGCACGGGCTGACGCCGAAGATCGATCCCGAGATCGGCAAGCACAAATACGAGTGGCTCGGGCAGCTGAACGAGTCCGACATCCACTTCGTCGAGCGGATCACCGAGCGCCTCGGCGGCTTCTTCTCGGTGAAGGACGGCAATCTAGTCATCGCCAAAAAGGGCGCCGGCGCCGCACCATCCGGCGCGGCGCTGACGCCGATCGTCATCACCCCCGCGATCCTGACACCCGGCTCGGCCCGGATCCGCTTCTCCGATCGGACGCAATACAAGTCCGTCAAGGCCTCCTACACGGACCGGAAGAAGGGCGAGAAGGTCGATGTCGAGGAGGAGAGCGACGCGAAGGGCGAGGCCGTCTACCGGCTTTCCGAGCAGTATGCCGACGAGACCGAGGCGAAGAAGGCGGCAAAGTCCAAGGCCGGCGACCTGTTGCGGCGCCAGGCGACATTCTCCTGCCAGATCATCGGCAATCCGGCGGCAAGGGCCGGCGCGCCGCTGACCTTCGCCGGCTGCCGCCCGGGTGTCGACGGGCTGCCGTTCCTGATCGGCACGGCGACCCACGCCTATTCCAAGAGCGGCTACACGACATCGCTCGATGGCGACAGCCAGAAGGGCCAGACGGCCGCCTGACGGCCAAGTCCCTGCAACCGTTCAAACCGCCCGCCCGGCATCCGCTCGGCGGGCTTTTTCGTGCCCGCACCCCAAGCGGGCTCTTCCCGTGAGGAGACGAGACATGACCGCACCGATCCCCTTTGCGCAGTGGCTGCAGATGCGGCTGACCGCCCATGGCTTTTCCGTCGGGCCGATCGACGGCATCGTCGGTCCGATCACCACGGCGGCCATCCGAGCCTTCGAGGCCGCCCACGGTCTGCCTGTCGACGGCATGGCCGACGAGAAGGTCGTGACGGCGCTCCGGTCGTCGTCGAGCACGGTTGACGCCGAGACTGCCGCTGCCGTCGAGCATCGTGATCCGCCCGAGGCGGAAGTTCAGAAGATCGCCCTCGTCGGCAACACCTGGCCGCGGCAGAGCGGCGTCTCGGCCTTCTACGGGGCGGTGGGCACCAACCAGACCCGCATCGAGGTTCCCTTCGACTTCTATCTTGCCTGGGCGAAGTCGACGCGAGTGAAGACGATGACGCTCCACAAGAAGGTGGCGCCGTCGGCGGAGCGCGTGCTGCAGCGCGTCGCCCAGACCTATTCTGCCAAGGAGCGGCAGAATCTCGGTCTCCACCTTTTCGGCGGCTCGCTCAACGTGCGCAGGATGCGCGGCGGCTCGAGCTATTCGATGCACTCATGGGGAATCGCAATCGACTTCGACCCGGAGCGCAATCAACTGAAGTGGGGCGCACCGAAGGCGCGGCTTACGCATCCCGACGCGCTGGCGTTCTGGCAGGCCTGGGAGGCCGAGGGCTGGCTCTCGCTCGGCCGAGCCCGGAACTACGACTGGATGCACGTCCAGGCGGCTCGCCTCTGACACCATCCCGCGCCCGTCCGGGACCGCCGGGCATCCTTCCATCCACCTGGAGCAAAGTCATGAACCTCGGCAAAATCGCCAAGGCGGTCGGTGCGACCGTCGCCACCGTCGCCGCCACGGGAACCACCGTCTTCGCCACCGTGCCGGAGGGCGTCGAGATGCCTTGGTATGCTTGGCTCGGCCTCGGCATCTTCAATGCCGCTCTCGGCTTCGCGGTCGTCTATCTCGCGCCGAAGAACAAGACGGTCTGATGCCTCGCTTGCTGTTCTTCTGTGCCATCGGGGCCGTCGCCGCCCTGATGGCGCGATCTACGATCGCGAGGTGAGGACGTGATTATCCTTCGGGTCTACAAGGGCATTGCCGACCACTTCCCCATGCGGTTCACCGAATGGGTGATGATGATGCCGACCTTCGGCATGGCCGCGGCTCTCCATGCGTCACCGGACATGTTCGCCGTGTCTTCGTCCTTCGGCTCGCTCGCACGCTGGGCGGACGAAGGGACATGGGGGCTGATCGTCCTGTTCTGCGGCGTGGTGCGGCTGGCGGCGCTGACGGTGAACGGCACATTCAAGGGCTTCCGCTTCTCGCCGCATCTGCGCTTCGGTGCCTCGTTGGTGGGCATCTTCTTCTGGTCGCAGTGGACGCTGGGCTTTGCTCTCTCCTGGGCGTCCCTTGGAGGCGCCCCGTCGGGCATCGTCGCCTATGGCACGTTCTGCGCAATGGAACTGGCGAACCTGACGCGGTCCGGTTCGGACATCGGCAAAGATATCCGGGGCGTTTAGGGTGGATCTCAGCAATCTCGACCTCGAAAAGGCCGCCAACGCTCTCCTCATTCTCATCACCGGATTGCTGACCTTCTTCGGAATTCGGCGCGGGATGAGAGGCGGGGGACCAGCATCACCGGCAAAGCCCGAACACTCGACCTTCGAGGTTGCCGGCGCGATCGTCGATTCCTCGGCCGTGAGGATGCTGTCCCGGGAGGTGACAGGCCAGGCGATCGCGATCACCGATCAGACGAAGGCGATCCGCGACGACACGGACGTGCGCCGTCAGCAAATCGAGACGGTGAAGGACCAGACGCGTGCGCTGCTCACCCTCGAGGAGGAGATCAAGGAACTGCGGCACGAGTTGAGCCGTCGCCGCGGGTGAGATCATCCCGGAATGAACGCTCGGCGCCCGCTGGCCTTACGGTCGGCGGGCGCCTTTCGTCGTTTCGGCCTGACAGTGCGCGGGCCGTGGTAGCTCAACGCCGAAGGCTTGGCGGCGCCTCATCCGCACCCGTGCGCACCAAACACGACGATCGGACCCTGTCACGGCTTTCTTCCAGCGCCATGCCGGCGAGATAGGCGATCATCTTGAAGTGGTGCTGCTCGGCGAGTTCGGTGACGAGTCTCAAATGATCCGCGAGGATCGGCAACACGTCCGGCTTCTCGACTTCCCTCTGATCTGACATCGCCGCTGCCCCTACGCCGCATCGCGCGTCGCGGGGCCGCCAGACACTAAGCAGCGGCCCGTCAGAACCGACCCATGGCGCCCTGCCGCCGCGAGCGCTGAGAAGAGGGCAGCCTCATCGACCGCGATGCCGGCTGCCAGTGTCGCACGGCCATCGATGACCTCCGGCATGCCAAGCGGTGTCGTGCGCCACCCGATCGCACCGAACACTTCGATGAGCGAGAGATAGCCGACGAAGGTGATCGCCGACATCTCCCGTTCGAGCGCGTATTGCATGATCGCGCAATACATGAGCCGCGAGACGCGCATCCGAGCTGCCGCGGTTTCCCCCCGGGGCAGGACGTAGAGACGCGTCCAGTCGAGTGATGTCTCCATCGGCGGAAGCTGCCAGTTGGCAAGGCGGGCAAACTTCCTGCTGAGGAGGGTCGGGGCGGTGTGGGGGTGCAGGCGGGAGCCAGCGACTACCTCTCCGCCCTCGATGATCAACAGGTGGGTGGCCGTCTCGTCATCGAACTCGTCGATGTCCCGGCCGTCCGGACGCTGCAATTCCGACCAGCCTCTGCGGCCGACGAAGACATCATGTCTGCGTCGGAAATGCTGGTCGAGTTCGTCGGTGTAAAGATGCGCATTTTCGGCGTTCACCACATGCACGTCAGGCAT